GATATCAAGGCGTTCATCCTGGGGGCGGTCACGGAGGCCGAGGTGCCGATGGACCTGACCCCCTACTGTGAAATCTTCATTGAATCTGAGGACGAGCAGCGCGGGATGTTGGCGCGGGATGAATCGGTCTATATGGGCAAACTGCGCTTTGTGCTGAACCTGGCGCAGGAAATCGGCACGGATTTGGTATTCGGCGCAGCCGGACGCGTGGTCACACTGGAAAGCCACGCGCGCGTGGGGTACTACGTCAAAAACGCGCGGGACGAATTGCGGCGGTGTGTTAACTCCGACTTTGACGGTTTGACGGTAGACGGGGAATATATTTGTGAGTTTAAACTGCGGCAGGTGCGTTACGGCTTGGGATTTGACCAGCGTAGCAACACCTGGATGAACGTGGGCGAGATCGATTTTTTCATTCGTTCCCAACGAACAACGGAGGTGTAGTATGGGTTGTGGGTGTGAGGATAAAACAGCGGTAACGGGCGGGGTGCTGACCCTGCGCTGTACTGACCCAGCAGGGTGTGAGGTCAACCCCTGGGGGTATCGGGCTTGCGGGGAGACGTACACGCTGCCTTGCGGGTTGGCGTGTGATTTGGCGCTATCCGCCCCAGCGCGGTTTAGCCTGGTGGACGGCGCGCAGGATTTGCAGGCAGTGCGCGGCATCGGGGCGGAAACGGCGCGGGAGCTGCAAGCCACTGAGATCGTTCAGAGTCTTTTGGAGGTGAATCATGGGTAACAGTTGTGAGTATTTTGTATACGGTGCGCCACAAGTCAATATCACGACCTTCCTCACGCCGACCATAAACCTCCCCGCCGAAAGTGCGGGAGCGAATGGCGGGCAGTGGGAGGTGTCGGAACAGCGGCGCCTGGGGAGTTGTCGGGACATTGCGGACGTCGAACTCGGCGCACGGCTGGCGGGCGGGGCGTTTGTAACCGAATGGTTTGACACCGGGATCGCCAAGCTGTTCAAAACGTTCATGACTGACGCCACGACGAGCGGCGGCCCGACCAACTATGTGCACGGCCTGCTCTATGACGATAGCACCGATCTGAATTATTTCAGCGCCCAGATTTACTATCAGTCTACGCTGGGCTTGAGTATCCTGGGCGGGCTGATAAACTCATACGAATTGAACGCCGTGAAAAAGGAGCGCGCCAAGCTGACATTCAACTGGGAGGCCAAAGACGTGGCCGAGTCGAGTAATAACTCATCGGGCGATGGCCTGGTGTGGAACTACAGCACCAGCACCAACACGCCCAACCTCGTCGTACCCACCGCTCTCACCACCCCCAGCGGGCGCGGCCTATGGTTCTACGATGCGACGGTGCAGCGATCCGGAACGTTTACGTTTAATCCCACGACGCAGCGCATGGTGCAGGCCGGTAGTCCGCAGGCGCTGTCTACCCTGTCGAGTCTCAAGCTGGCGGTGAATCACAACTTGGACACTGACGGCTTTTTCCTGACCGCCGACCGCACGCGGGGCGCGTTCTGTCCCCAGAACCGGGAAATCAAGTTAACGCTGGAATTCGACTGGTGCGATCACGCCGTCACGCTCTGGCGGTTAGCCAATGCGGGCACGCCGGTCACGCTCAAGGCCGTGTTCCTCAAGTCGGCCAACCTCGGCGTCGAACTGTACTTCCCCGCTGTGTTTCTCGCACCATTTGCGCTGCCCGATGTGGCCGGCGATAAGGCGAAGCAGACGTACACGGTCGAGGCGACCGCCGAATCCGCTGCCGTCACTAACACCACCAGCGGCACGACTACGATGGCGATGAACATGGTGGTACTCAATACCGAGGCGACGATCTGATGAGTAACTTCATCGAAACCTATACCTGCGCGGACGGCGTGAGTTACGAGTTGAAGACCCGGCTGGATTGGCTGACCCAGCAGCGCCTGGACGACATGGGCGGCAGCATTGTGTTTGAGTTTGACGGTAAGGCGATTCGGGGCATGGATCAAATGCAAGCCTTCCTCACCTCCGAGGGCGACGCGGGCAACTTCGATGGCCTGATTCGGATGGAGGTCAAGACGCAATCCGCCGATCAAAACTTAGCGCGGTTGAATGCCCGCCTGATAGGGCTGAATCCCCGGCAGGTCATGGGCTTGCCGCGCGCGCATGTGACTCAACTGCTGGCACGTATTGCCCAACTCGAAGCCGAGGAAGCTGCCGAACTGCGGGCGCTGACGCCGACAAACCCTACTACACGACCCTGACACGCCTGGTCAGGGACGCGATCTTGCATCCGGGGATAGTCCAGACCAAGAGCGCCGCCGACGTAGCCGAGTGGAACGCTTTGGCGCGGGCGACGGGTGACAGGGCTGCCGTCATTGATTACGACACCCAAGAGTTAGAGCGCCGCGCGCGGCGGGCGATTCAGGAGTATAACCTCAACGCCGCCGGACTGAACTACCGCCAACAGGGGTATGAGTTACCTGGAGGTCAAGTGCCGCTGTATAAGCTATACGAGCACCTGGTAATCGCTGAGGCCGTCCACGCTGCCGAGGATGAAAAGCTAAAAACACATGACCGTCATTGAAGACATCTATAGGTTAACTACTCAAAGCGACACCTCTAGCCTGCAAGCCGCGCAGCAAGTGCTGGGAGCGCAAATCGGCAACCTCAAAGCGCGGATGGCGGGCATGGCAGCCAGCGCTGCACATACCGCCCGCGAGTTGGGACGTTTGCGGCCTACCGCCGCCGGGGCCGCCATGGCCTTTCAGAACATGGCGCGGGGGGCGGGTGTGGCGATGCGCGGCATGGGCGGGCTGTTCAATATTGCCGCGCGGGGCGTGGGGATTCTGGGGCGCATCGGCGGGATCGCGTTGGGCGCAGTTGGGGGCATTGCCGCGCTGGGCATTGGCGCGTTTAACGCGCTGGGCGGCATGGACGCGCTGAACAACGCTATGGCGGGCGTGACCAGTGGCGGCGGCGGCGTGTCTGGGGCCGCCGACGGCGCAGCGGATAGTATGGAGGGTATGGGCAAATCTGCTGAAAAAGCCGGTGAGGATACGGCGACCGGGGCGAGTAAAGCCGCTGCCGGCATTGGCAAAATTGGCGCCGCTGCGCAGGATACGGAGGAGAAGATCGCGGGCTTGACTGGGGCTTTCGGGGACGTGGGCGCGGGCTTCATCCAACGCCAGGGACGCGCCGCCGAAACCGTCACCAAACAGGGGAAAGAAGTTGCGGAAAGCATGGGATCAGTGGACAGCGCGCTGGAAAGCACCGAGGCCGCCATCGAAACCGCGCAGGACAAGATCGGGTCTTTCGGTGAGGAAACCTCCCGCCTCGGTAAGGCCTGGGAAAACATCAAGAACATTTTTCTGCGCGCCATCGGCACGGCCATTCTGCCATTGATTAACGCGCTGGCAACGGCGCTGGAGGACCCCCGTTTTATAAAATTTGTCACGCTGTTGGCTGAGGACATCGCCGGGGCGATTTCGGTGGTAGTGGATTGGCTCATCAACAAGGCGATCCCCGCTGTGCTTAATTTTCTAGACGAGGTGAACAACGCCGGTGGGCCAGTGGAGTGGGTCAAGAAAAAGTTCAACGAACTGAAGGCCACGGTCATGCGCGTGATCGCGATCATCATTGGCTATCTGCTCAAGGCCGCCAACGCCGCCACGAATATTTTTGAGGGCATCGGCGCGGTGGCGACGGCGCTCTGGACGCGCATCCGCACCACGTTTTTGCAACTGGTGGCGATTCTGCTGGCAGGGTTGATTCGCCTGCGAAACTTCTTCCAGAACATCCTCGACGCTATCGGGGCGTATGCCGCGCAGAAATGGCGTGAGATCACCGCCAAAGCCGGGGAGATGTTTGACAACATCCGGGCTAAGTTTGCCGCTTTTAAGAGCGGCTTAGAATCCGCCTGGAACGCCATGACTACAGCCATCACTGACCTGTGGCAGCGGATTACCGACAAGGCCGGCGAAATGTTTGATAACATCAAAGCCAAATTTGCCACTTTCAAAAGCAACCTAGAATCCGCCTGGAATACGATGATCACGGCGCTGGCGGCCCTATGGCAAAGCGTCGTAGATAAGGCCACCGCGATGTTTACCAGTATTCGCAGCGGCTTTGATACCTTCAAGAGCGCGCTGTCCACTGCCTGGAACACTTTCACGGCGGCGCTGGGCACGGCATGGGCAGCGGTAACGACCAAAGCTGGCGAGATGTTCACCGGGATCAAGGCTAAATTCGATGCCTTCAAAACCACATTTGAGAGTGCCTGGCAGGACGTCTCAGATTTTATCACGGGGATATGGACGACCATTAAAACCGCCATCAGCGATGCTTTTACTGCTATCGGGGGGTTCGGCGGCGGACTGTTGGAAAAACTTACCGCCCCGTTTCAAGGGCTGTTTAACTTCATCGGTGGGCCAGACGGGATCATGGGCAAAATCAAGCGCGCGTTTGCCGACGGGATCAACGGCGTGATCGGCGCGCTCAACGGGCTGATCCGGGCCTACAACATTGTCGCCACGGCTCTCGGACTCCCGCCGTTGGGCGAGTTGCCGCCGATCTCCCTGGCACGCGGCGGGATCGCCCTACAGCCGTTGTTAGCCATGATCGGCGACGCGCCCACGCCGGAGGTGGTCGCGCCGCTGGGCGACTTGCTGCCGATGATTGCCCGCACTGTCCGTGAGGCGTTGGGGACGGTGGGCGGCGCGGGGGCACTGAGTACGGCGGGCGCGGGCGCTATCAGCGCGGGGGCTTTCACCGACAACTCCATGACCGTGGAGAAGATCGAGGTAAACGTGAGCGCACTGCCCGGCGGCGACGCGCGGCAAACCGGAGCGCAGATCGCGCAGGGCATCAAATCGGAAATGACGCGCATGAGACAGGCCGGGATACGCATACCGGCGGGGGCGTTATAAAATGGCAATCACCAGATTCGGCGACACCTACCTAACGGCATACGCACTGCCCACCCTCAAGGGCGAACAACCGCAGGAAGTCAACCGCCCGCCAGTCGTGGCGGCGGTATCGGGGGCGGACGGCGAATTCGATTTTTTTGGCGACGATCCATTTCCGCTGTCCGCCAAAGAGATCACGCTCAAAGGCGAACTGCACGGCACTTCATACGCAAATATTACCACTGAGAGCGACAACCTAAAGCAGTACACCATCGCGCTGGGGCGCTCCAAACTTTGGCAGGAAACCCGCAACACCGCCGCCGCCATCCCTATCCGCTGGGCTAACGCGAAGTGCATCGCGGTGCAGGAAGGGGAATTTTACGGGCGCAACTATACTAACTACCCGGTGACGTTGGTTTTCCGACTGTCCGAGGGGGTGTGGTACTCCGAGAATGCCATCACGCGCACCGTCACGCGCATCGGCAGTTACGAGGCGGTGAACTCCGGGAGTTACGACAACCCGCCCATCAACGTGACGCTGACCGCCAACACCTACCCGATCATCAGTGTCAGGGTATGGCGGCGGTTGGGGCTATATATCATCGCGCCTACCCCTTATCTACTGTGGGCGGATGACGGGCCGTCAGTGCAATGGGACGACCTGGTGGGAAATGGCGTTGAAATCGGCAACGTGCTGGAAATCGATAGCGCTGATATGGCTGTGACCAATGACGGCGTGGACGCCTACGCTAACGCCTCCGGGAATTCGACGATCACTCTGGGGGATAACCAGGTAGGTTGGCTATCGCTGAATCTCAAGGGCTGGGCGCTGGGCACGCTGTCACGCCGCTACTACATCATGGTGGGGGCGGCGGTGGGCGGGAACATTACTGCGGTGGGCAATACCACGCCTATCAGCATCACCACCGGCGTGGCGCACGGGATGAGCAGCGGGAAACGGGTCAGGATTTTTTCCACCGGGATCACTGACGGCAGTTTTGTCATCACCGTAACCGGCGCGCAAACCTTCACCCTCAACGGCACGGCAGCCAGCGGCGCGGGGAGCAGCGGGCGCTGGACTATGGCGGTAAGCATTACGGGAGTTACGAATACCGGCGCGCCGATCACGGTTACGACGGCGATTGCGCATGGCCTAGCCAACGGAAATTACGTGTATATCCTCGGCACGGGCACGGATGCGGATGGGGTATGGGAAGTAGACAACGCTACGGCTTATACCATCGATCTGGTAGAGGAGTACACCGGTACGGGCGTCGCTTCCTACAACGTCACCACCTGGGTATCGGGTGGGTTGCTATGCTACAATCCCCTGGTCAGTGGGACGGCGGAATGGTATCAGGCATTTACGGCATAAACTATGGCTAATCCCGTTTTTGTGTGTGACGTGTACTCGGCGGCCGGCGCATTGGTGGGCAGCGGGCCGTTGGTAAACATCCTGAGCGTGACGGTGGAGCAAGTGCTGGACGCCGCCGGCCGGGTGACGCTGCAATTCCCCTCAGTCGATCCCCGGGTGACAGACCTGGTGGAGAACGAACGCCGGGTAAAGGTGCGCACCGCCGCCGGGATTGTCGCTGAGGGGATCATGCAGGAAATCACCTACGATTTGCAGCCGCGCACCGTGAGTGTCGGCGGGCCAGACCGGTTAGGCGAGTTGATTTACCTCAGCACGCAATACAATCGGGTGTATGACAACGTGGCGACGGCCACAATCCTCGGTACGACGGGCAGCGGCACGGGGTTACTCCGCGAAACCGGCTGGACGCCGGGCAGCGTGACGCCCTCCGTCACGCCTACCACCATCACGTATGACAGCCAAACCGTGCTGAATGCGTTGATCGCGCTGTCCAAGCAGACCGGCGATCACTTCCGGGAAGGCACCACGGCGCGCACGCTGGACTATGGCGTGTTTGGCGTGGATTCGGGGGTGCGCCTCGTCACGCCCGCGCAGGTACGGGCCGCGCAGTCTACCGCCAACGCCAGCATGGTGTACCTGAATCAGCTTCAGATCGCCAACATCAGCGCGGACATCGCCAACCGCCTGTACCCGCTGGGCGCATCGAAGTTCGATCTGCGGGACGCCTCAAATGCCAGCGCGCTCATCAAAGTGCGCGCCAATCGCGGGCCGTTGGGCGTGGAGACGGCGCTGGTTGGGGCGCATCTGGCGGGCGTCGCCACGCTCAATGTCACGGCGGGGACGGGTACGAATTTCACGCCCGGCGAAGTGATCTGGCTGGGGACTAAAGCCACCTGGACTAACACCCACGAGGTGGTTACCATTCAGAGCGTCGCCGCCAATACCCTGACGTTAACCGGCGCAATCGTTGGCGGTTATTCCGGCGGGGAAGCCGTGGTACAGCGCCCGTGTTTTTATGTGGAGGATACGGTAAGCCAGGCAGTCTATGGCGTCCGAGAGGACACGCCGCAGTTTAGCTGGATCAAGCCCACCGACGACACCGACACCACGGCGCGCGCGCAGGCCGCCGACGTGCTGTATAACGCGGTGCAGGCGCATCTGACCCGCTACAGTACCGCCTATCAAAACTACAGCGTCCCAGAGGTGTTTAACCTACCGGCGACGTTGCGCGTCGGGCAAAAAGTGCGCATGGTGGTCAGGCAACTGGACACGGCGGGGCAGTTGGTACTGGACATAGACAGTTTGTTCTATGTCATCAAAATCACGCGCACCTGGGCGGGGGATGGACGCATGACCGCCGCGCTGGAAATCGCCAACGTTTCCCGCCCCGCGCCGAATAATCTGGATTTCGTGTTGTACAACCTGGATACGAATCAATGGACAGGAGTAAAGTAACGCATACCATCAATGGGATTACCAACGCCATCGGCGCGGCTTCGTTGGCAGATAAGTTGATCGCCCGCATCAGCACTGAGCAAACCGAGATCGAAACCGTGCTGTCCGACGTGAGCGCGCTGTGGCCGCTGAACATCCTCGAGCAGATGGAGACGCTGTTGGAGGCGCGGGACTATGCGGGGGTGTCGGAACTGCTGGAGACGTGGACAGCGTGGCTGGCGTCTATGGATGTCGTGCAAACCAAGATGCGCCGCACGGCGGCAATCATTGAAGGGTTTGTAGAGTTCTATGCTGAGTGATATTGGGAGGTAACTATGAGCAGATGGCTATACGTACAAGGCGGTAACTACGAGACGACGGGACGCACGGCGTTGTTGGCGCATTGCGCTGCCTGGCATGTGAGTGACCTGGTGGCGTTGGATTTGACGCCATCCCCGGAGTTCCTCAGCGCGGCGGCGGATGCTGGCCTGCGAGTGCATGTGTGGTGGTGCACGGGGTACTGGCCGTTGGTGTGGTATGCTAACGCCCCCGCCAGTTGGAAACTAGGCAGCAAGCTGAACCCGACGGCTGCCGGAGTGCAAGCGGCGATTGCGCAATATGCCACGCAGTTGGCGGCGACGCCGGGGATCGCGGGGATATCGCTGGATTATTTCCGGGCCAGTGCCAGCAGCGCCAGCAGCGCAGTAGCTGCCGGGTGGACGCAAGCCATCACCGCCATTCACACGGCGACCCAAGCGCATGGCCTGGAGCTATCCATGGCGGGCGTCCCCTTGACCGATGCGGGCGGCTTCAACACTGACACCTGCGCGCAGCCGTGGGACGAGTGGCTGGCGCACGATCTGCTGGACAGGGCGCTGGTGATGGAGTACGTCAGTGAACTGGACGTAATCCCCTACACTACGCTGCCGGCGGCCTCCCGCGCGCGGGTGAACTTCATCGCCGCGCCGGTCGCCTACTATGAGGATAACGCCGAGCTATCGGCGGATGACTTCGGCGCGTTCCTGGATGCGGCAATAGCGTTTAACCCAGATGTGGCGCTGTTTGACCACGCGCAGTTGGCGACGCGCCCGCAGCACGCGGCGGCCATCGTTGCGCGGCCTGATGGCGGGGGAGTAGAACCACCGCCGCCCCCGCCGCCTGTCCAGACTACCACCACGTTGCATTTTACGGGCGACGTGACGGTGACGATTTCGGGAGTACCGGTGTAGCACAAAAGAACCGCCCAACCTATACCAGGTTGGGCGGTGTTTTTTACCTGACTGATTAAAACTCAAACATTGCCATCTTTGAGCGGATCGGCACTCACGTCTTCGATGTATCCCCGGACGGTCATCTCTATGCCGCCGCGCATATATCCGGTTCTAATACGCTCTTCGCTATAGCCCATGCTAAAAACGTAGGTGTGGTTAAATTCTGTACGTTCATAGATAGCACAGATAACTTTGCGGTTCAATGAGTCTTTTACAACCTGATGAAAATCTAAACCTTCTTCCGGTAAAATTTCTTTGGCTACAAAGTGCTCGCGTTTACCCATGCTGCACCTCCATCGGCGTTACCCAATGCGCGCCGCAGTCTACGCAAGTCCAGAGCGCCGCAGTGCGCGAAAACCCGTTCTGACTGTACCACGCCCGCAACTTCCAGCGGGATTCGCTGGGGGAGCGCAGCCAGACTTCGTTGCCGCCGAGCGGGTGGCCGGCAGCATCTACGCTGACCACGATGTTACGGGTAAGTTCACTGTTACAAGCGGGACACGCCGCGCCGTTTACTGCGGGAATTGTTTCCATTCTGCTCCATCCAAACGCATGTACTCCGGATCGCTCTTGGGTAGCGTCGCCGTCCCCGCGCCCTTGTAGAAAAACGGCACGCCCGCCGCAACACACTGGTCGCGCAACGCCCGCGCCCAGTCCAAATCCATCGGGCGGGCGTTTGGGCCAGTTTCACCACCACAGATGACCCAATCCAGACGGCTTATGTCACGTCCTGAAAAATACAGACATTCAAGAGCGGGCTCGATGCTTACAAAATGCACCGCAGCCGGTGTTGCAAGGAACGCATCGCGACGTTTTGCCCACATTGCATTATTTTCGGCAGTGACGCCGAACCAGACGTTTTTAGGCACATCCGAATCACCATACAGCCATCTGTAGAATTCGAGTGCGCGCTCTGGGCGTTTGGTTAAAATTTGAAAAACGTGGTGCGGATTGGTGCGGACTGAATCATATACGCACCAGATGAAATCTAACGGCACATCTTTGTGAAACAGATCGCTCATTGAACATACAAACACGCGGCGCGGTTTGCGCCACGTCAACGGTTCACTCAACTTGTCAGGATGCAGCGTCACGTCAAACTCATGCGGCGCAGCCGGATAACCCACCCGCCCCGCCAGACGCTTTGCCATCCGCCGCGCATAGCAGTGGGCGCAGCCCGGCGAGATCGGTGTGCAGCCCGTGACGGGATTCCAAGTTTCATCAGTCCATTCAATTCTGGTTTTGCTCATATCACTCCTGTAATGTCCGTATTTGTCCGTTTATGTCCGTCTGTCCTCCGTCTGTCTGTCCACATGGACACCCTAGACAGACCCAGGACACCCCCTAAACGGGGGAGGGAAGGGCTTCGTCGGTGGCGTAACCGCGTCGCACGACCCACGCAGCAAACGGCTCAATCGCCAGCGGCTTCTGCTGTTCCCCTACCCTGGTCAAGCCTTGCCAGTCCGTGAGTTCCTTGTTTACCACCCGCGCCCGGCCACCACGGCCTCTCGAGAAATGCGCGCTGTCCTCCAAGTCCCCCTGACTCACTGACCGCCCGCCACGCTCGAAGTACCGCGCCAACCGCTGCCAGTCGGCTATGGTCAGGTCTGGGCAGGCGCGTTTTGTCTGCTTGGTTTTTGGATCATGTATCAAAATGTCCAGCTTTGGGCGCTGCTGCTCCGGGTCAGGGATGGACGGCGCGCGGCCTTCGTACTGGTCAGTCTCCGGGATAGCGCGCGTCGCTGGCTTTGCATTCCGCCACCCAGACACCCACCGCAACCAACGCGGCGCGTTCGGGCCGTCTTCGGCGGCCTGGGCGCGGCGGGTGGGCGGCCATGAACCATCAAACACGTTGAGGAGCATCGAAACCCACAGCGCCAATGGTGGGACGCCGACGCCGACGGTAAATAACATCCGCGCCTGCCGCAGCAAGTACCAGTCCAGCGCCGGTTGCCAGGCGGGGCGCGCCGCGATCACATCGTTGGCAATGCCGACGGTGAACCGCTGCCACAGGAACGCCGCAATCAACCCCGCGACCGCCGCCAGCAGTCCCTGCTTGAGCGCGATGGTTACTTCGGTTTCGACGGAGACGCGGCGCGTTTCCCGCCCGCCGGGTTGCTGAGGGAACATCATTGCCTCTCCCTACGATTCTCAAGAATGTCATTGTCGCTTATTCTATCTATGTCCATAATTACCAGTACCTGGTAAAGCACTTCCCAGATCAGTACCGCAACTATCGCTAAAACTGCGTAATCAATCATGCGAGACCTCCGCAACTGCGCCCACCTGCGCGCAACCTGCCGCAATCACGGCGCGCAGTTGCGCCTCAGTCATACGCAGCCGCCACGCAAGCCACGCAATTGCGCCGCAAACTGCGCAGACGACTACCGCCACGACCGCGACCTGCGCCGCACTTGCGCCATGCGCCACGCGGCGGTCGGCGTCAATGGCGCGCACACCTGCGCCGGTATACGCAAGTTGCGCATCCGCAGCCGATTGCGCCGCAATGCGCATGGAGTCGGCTTGCCCCTGAGCCAGTTTCGCGGCGGCGGTGTTTTCCGCCCAGGCGTTGAGCAGCCCTCCTAGACTGGCAAGGCACAGCCAGGCGATTATCACGATTGCCAAAATAGAACTGGTGATAACAACGCTTTTCATTCGCGCTCCTCCTCATCATCTATTTTTTCTACAGGCGTATCGGTTGCTTTGAGCTGACCGTTTCCGATGAATTTGTTGTATAGGCCGATGACGACCCATCCAAGTAAAATTTCCATTTCAAACCTCCTGGTTTCATTTGAATAGTTTATCCGTTATCGCGTCGCGCTCGTTGCGCAACGATCTTAACGGCCTCATCCGCAGAATTCGCTTGAACCTCTGTAATCCGACAAGCATATTTATTGCTTGCCCGCGGGCTGAGGTTGGCACACTTCCGCGCCAGCCCCATCAGACTGCCAGTACCAGTTTCTATGGCATCCCCGTAGGGATAGCCATAGGTGTCGATGACCACATCGTACGTTTTCATTTTTAATTCTCCTCACGCCGGCCGCAGCCCTGGCTTGTTGCGTGCGCCGGTGTGCGTGTTTCCCGGTCGCTGTACTGGTGGTTTTGTTGAGATTCTATGCAAGGTGGAGTTCTTCTCCCACTTTGCGAATTACCTGCAACTCAACCCCGTCCACTTTCCATTGTGTGATGCCCGTTTCGCAAATTCTGAACTCTTCTCCGGTGCGCGGGTCACGCACCAAGAGGATGTCCACCATCACCTCGTGCAGGCTTTCGCCCACACTCGCCAGAACACTTTGGTACGAACGCCCTTTTGTAAACATATCAAGCCTCCTCATCTTACCGGGAGCGCCTATCGCTCCCCTTATGCCTGCCGGGGTGGAGTCGAACCACCGTCTGCGCCCACCGGGGCAGCAGGACGTCGTCCCCGCTTTTGGTCGGAGCGGGGCAACCGGGGGAAAGTTCTATATTTTGATTTTGAACGATTCTCCAAGAAAACCGAAGTCGCTAGGGTCGAAGAACCGCAAATCGGAAGTGAACCCCCAGTGACTTGGCCCGCCGGGCTCGGCGTCCGGGTCATCCTGGAACAGCCACTCAACGGCCTGTACTGGCTTGCCGTCATAGAACCACCGGTCGCAGTGACATGCGCCCCCCAAACTATTGTAGGTGCGATCCTCCGTGATATTGCGGTGAATCTGCGCCACCGTCCCGGTGTAATCCGGGACTTCCGGCTCCTCGATGGTCAAGCCAGTTCTAGTCCGAACCGGCTGTGTGCTGTATGCCCATCCCCAATTACGATCTTTCAGTGAAACTGTGATTTCTTCCATCTCATATTCTCCTCTATCTGCCTGCCTAGTGGGAGGGCGTTTTGTCCTCCCCTATACTATTTATTATATACCTATTCTGGCTATTGTCAATACCTTTTCCAGTTTGTATCGATTACAAATTAGGTATTGACCGTCGATGATATACTCCACGTCGTCATCGTCATACTCCCCATCGTCATCGTAGCCGCAGTCATGGTCACAGCCCTCAGGATAGATATCAAACCACATGTCTTCCATATCACAATCGCAGGCGCTACCGCAGCGGGGACATCTGTGCATCACACTTCCTCCCCGCGCTCTGTGCAGAACGCGCGCCACCACCCGTCAAACGCGCGTGGGGAGGGCAGCGCCAACCCAGCAGCGGTAATCAGCGCCCGCCCCTCGGCTTTCGTGAGACCGGCGCGCTGGCCGTTGAGATGGGCGGTCAGGTTGCGCCAGTCGGAAATTTCGGCTTTGCGCAGTTGCGCCACAGGTTGCGCGGCATGTGCGCGCAATATGCGCTTGACCTGCGGAAACCGGCGCTTGGCAGTCCGCAACCTGCGCATGACCTGCGCCGCACCTGCGGACACTTGCGCCTCGAGTTGCGCAACCTGCGCCGCACTTTCCGCAACCTGCGCCGCATATTGCGCGATCTGCGCCTGACCTGCGCGCACCTGCGCATCGGCAGCGTCCAGTTGCGCGTTGAGTTGCGTAACCTGCGCGCGCAATTGCGCGGCCTCGTGCGTCTGCGGATTTGCGCCGCGCAGGATAGCGAACGCCCCGCGCAGGTCGTTGGACGCCTGGAGGTACTCACTAGCGGTTAGCCATTGTTCCAGGCGGGCGTCAGCCTCGGCGGTGTAGAAGCCGAGTTCCATATACCCGACGTAGGCGTCCAGCGCCGAGGCCACCACCAGCAAGCCCATCGTCCACAGGGCTTGTAACCCAGACAACGCCAGCGCCCTGGCGGTAACAGTCGCCACCAGGGAGATCGCCAGCCCCACGTAATCCAACCGCACGGCATGGCCGGCGGCGCGCTTTCTGAATACCTCGACGGCGTTGGTCAGTGTGCCACCCTCGCAACCGACAGCCAGCAAGACCGCGCCCCATTTCACGGCATAACTGACCCACGCCGCCGGCAGCACACCGCCATTGCTAACAGCGAAACCCTGCACGGCATAGGCGATGCTGCCGAGGGTGGCGGCGATAGCGGGAATAATCAATGACCAAAAGCGCGGGTCACGCCACAGGGGAGCGGGGGCGTTGCGAAATTTGGTAGTCATGGTGCTTTATTCCCTGCGGCTGAAATCACGTCCTCAACGGTGCTCGCCGTCGGCAAGTCCAGACGAAAGCATAACCGCCGCCAGGCGTTGTCGTACTCGTCGTTACGCTCATCGGTTTCAGGTGTATCCAACAGGCCGCGTCGTTCCAATTCCTGGCGGATAATCAAAGCAGCTTGATCGCGCGGATCGCGGCGCTCCTGTTGTGCCAGCCGCCAGAGCGCGACGCACTCCTCGGCTTCTAATCGTATCATTAAGCGTCCCATAATTTCACCTCACATCCTCGCCGCTGCCGTCATATCCTGCTCATAGCAGCGCCGCTCATACTCGGCTTCCTCTGGGGAGACCTCATACACCAATGCGCAGCCCCCCACCTCCAACTCGGCCACCTCTTTCAGTACCCGCAGTCGCCGCGCTGCTTTGGGGAGCGCCATGTCGCTGTCGTTCGGGACCTTAAGCGTGAGTATCGCAATTATCGTTTTCATTTCAGCATCCAGTCGCTATTTTGCGCTGTGAATTTAACATCCTCAAAAGGATCGTCGTCTTCATCCCAGATAGGATCGCAGTCACTCACCTCCAGTCCCGCCACTGACGGCAGCAATTCCAGCAGCCGCGCCGCTTTGGATAGCGGCATGGTTTCCGGGACTTCCAGCACTAATTCAACCATGATGAATTTAACTCCGTTTGATTTTGCAACACCCGCTTTCACAAGTTCCTCCTGGCGCGGTACGAGGGGCCGCGCCATCCCCACTATGTTCCCTACTCGCCAGTTGAAGCTGGCGGTTATGATGTTTTGAACATTTCCGGCAACGTCAACGCTTGCAGGCGTTGCCCGGTCTGCGCCTTTTCGTTTAGCAGGTCAATGGCGTTTTTGATGGCCTGCTTGTAATCATCGGTAATCCGCCGGGTCATCTGCGGCGCTTCGCCGGGCAGCGGGACAGCGGCAGCAGCGGCCTGCGCCAACAACGCCGTTACGCTGTCTATCTGCGTGGCGTGGGGCGTCCCGGAAATCGGCGGCACCACATAGCCCAAGCCAATGCATTCCCGGCGCGCTTCAGAAAACCGCGCAAACGCCGCTGCGATGGGGCCGCGCTCAGAGTCTTCCCGGAAATATTGCACCGCCGCGCACATCATGGCGATCTCCGGTTTGACGGTCAGCCCACGCCGCGCGCACTCGGCGGCGTGGGCTTCACAGCGCGCTTGCAGTGTGTCTAGTTCGGGGATACTCAGGGACGCTATACGGCGTCCCTGAGTATCGGTAATGGTGGGGAATTTCACAGCTAAAACTCCGGGTAGTTGGCGTCGTCAGATGGCGGTTCTTCGGGAAATGGCATTGCTGGCGATGCAGTCGGCGTTTCCGCTGGACTCCCCGGCGCATCATTCCAAGCCGTCTCAAATTCTCGTACCCGATCACCGTCATACCATTCGGCGCGCAATTCGCTATGGAGCAAATCGCCTGTACCACCATACTCCAATGGCGTGACAGTGGACTGCTTGCCAGTCTGTCCGCGCAATTTCGGAGTACCGGCGGTTAGAGTCAGCGCAAACCACCGAAAGCCATTGATCCGCACGCCCCTCCGGGTAATGTTGTTGGCCTTTAGTTTTTTCTGAGATGCGCGGTTGTGCATTTCCAGGGAATTACCCAGATCTTCGGCAGTCGTGGACTTGGTAGTGACAAGGGCGATAAAATAGCCATGCGCGCCTTTGACCAGCGCCTGCACCTGGCGCTTGCTGTATGGATTCACACCAGCAGCCTTAAGGGATTTGTAATCGAAGTCGCGCGGCAGACGCACTCGCTCCGCAAACCACGCAAAACGCTTAGCAAACGGATATATGGTGAGAGTAGTCGTGCTGTAGCACTGCTCGGTACTACCCTGCGGATTATCTGCGTTCGGCTCAAAACTGATTTTGTCAGGTTGCGCTCCGGCGGGATAGTCGCCAGCTAACTCCACATTATCCAGTGTCATGGTAAACCCGCCCCGATCATGCTTGTTTTCATAAGCCTTGCGATCATTAGTCCACTGAATTACGGGCAGGCTTTCACCAATCCCATCCATACCTTCGAATTCCATTTCTAGGAAATCTTGTTCATCGGCTAATTTCTTGAGTTCATCATTGTTTTCCATTGCTGTTTTCTCCTCATTACGCTAAGTTGAATAAATCGAAGCTGTCCGGGTTCACGGTGAACCCAAATTGCTTTTCCAGATAAGCGGCCTTCAATGCGTTCTCGAAGGCCCGGCGGCAATCCTCGGCAGCGGCCAGGGTATCGGCGGTGGCGTCGCGCTGCATTTCGGCGGCAGCCAGGGCGCGGGCGGCGAATCGCCAGCGCGGGTCGGCGCGTTTCAGGGAGTCAAAGCGGACTTTGCGCTCGGCTTCGTTGCTCCCCAAACTTTTGTAGTCACACCCCATAAAAATCTCGGCCTCCACCAGTTCCAGCGATTCTTTGGCCGTCGCCAACACTTGACGGGCGGCGGTGTGATTCTGGCGAGTCTCAATTATGGTCATAGTCAGTTTATCCATTGCTTTTCTCCTCATATCCTTTGTTCGCCGTTGTCCGTCATCGGCGGGCGAGTGAGCGCGTGACGGCGCGCTGAGTAATCTACCAGGCACCTGGCCGGGATTGGCTCTCAAAATCATCCCGCCAGTCCGCGACCTGTTGCGCCTCGACCTGCGCCAATTCCGTGCATGACTGCGGGTCGCACTCGTCACAAACGGCAGTATGACAGCCGGGGACAAAACACCCACTGGTGGCAGGTCGCTCCCTGCTGCGGTCATCCTGGCGCGTTACAGCGCCTCCTGCGAGGCTCTGCCGAAATGCCGCTTTTGCCGCTTTTGCCGCTACACCCATTGCGCGCAGCTGTTCCAGCGTCAGGCGATACACCCCGCTGCCGGGGATGGTCTCGGCAGCGAATGTCGCCGCGGTAGTGATGAACGCCTGCAATTCTATTGCGCTGGCGTTCGTCACCTCGTCATTGATCGTGACGGTTTGGTCATTACGATCAATTGTGACAAAAAACATCGGTTCAACCTCAACCGGCTTACTCTCGAAGCCGGTCGTCCCGATGTGACCGGCCACCCATTGTTTTCCGTTTAATGCACTCATTTTTGTTCTCCGTTACGACAATATTCATTCCGTGCGTTGAGGATACGGGCAATGGCAATAAGAGCGTGTGTTATGGAGAAACCTAGAGCCACAAGCAGTTGAACTGGCTCTTGGCTTGCCCTGTATCCTGCCGTCAGATTTTTCTCTGAGGCGGTTATCAGATCGGCTATCTCGTTTTCCGTCTGCCGCGTGGTGGCGTCTCGTGCTGATGACAGTTTGAAAGGCACTTCATCGAAATAAATTACGTCATCATCAGGACAGACGGCGCCGACGCTCTCCAATTCAACTGTTCGAGTATATCCGTGCAGATCGTCTATATTTATTAACATGGTTGTTCCTCCATCTGATTATCAACGTCAAAAATCCAATGCGTATCCAAATGCCCACACTCGGCCATTGCCATATCCATCACCCGCCAGCAGCGCGTGTTTTCGCGCACTGCCCGCACCGGCTTTGTGAAAGTGAATTTCGCATCACAACGGTTGCATCTTCCGATTGTTCCTGGTTCAAATGTTTTTTCTTCCATCGTGTCTTTCCTCCGTCTTTACATGCCGATTTCGTCCATAAGGGCCTCGGCGGCCTCGTCCCCGGCGCGCTCTTTGTACACCTCGATCAGCGCCGCGCGCGCCAGGCGTTCTTCTGTGGGGACTTCCATTGACCCGCCGATGAGGCGGATACAACTGACTATGGTTTCGGTTGATTGCGAATTTGCTACGGCTTTAAGGTCTTCGATGATTTCCATGAACATATTCCAAGCCTCCCTAAATCAACCAATATCCCTGATTGTCTTTCCAAATCCAGCGCGCGCCGCGCTCCTGCAAAAACGCCACCGCGCCCGCGCCGTCATTCCAATTCCACTCAAGGTTGAACCATTGCTCAACCTTGAGTTTTGCAGATGTCTCCTTCAAGCTGGCCTGCAACCCGGCTCCCACTGCGGGCATTTCAAGCCGGCGGGCTGCATTCTCTGTTCCTCCAAAGTATGTGGTCATAGTATCCCCCCTATGCCGCCGTGTAAGAAACAATGGTTGCGCCATTTTCGCGCAGTCCCTGCATCTTCTCGGTTGCTCTTTCTGCGCAACCTTCGCCTTTGAAGACGGCGGTTTTGGTCTCGCCGTCCTCGCGGTAGGTTACGATAGCGGTTTCGTTCCCGCCGTCCTGTGACTTAAAGAGCTTGCTGCTGCCTCGTGTTTTCGTGCTGAGCTTTGTCATTGTGTCATTCTCCTGTAGTTAAAACTTCCGAAACATTGTGTTAACTCGGTTGACCATTGCCTGTTGGTTGTTCGGGCAATCCCAAACCGTGTTTACCATAAATTCAACCATCTTGGCGGGGGTCATGGTGCGCATTGCCTGCTCTACCTCAAAACTAAAGCGTTGTGTCCGCATCCCCCACCGCATTGCCCAAGCGAACCCGCGCACCTTCTCATCACTGTGATCACCAGCCCAAGTAACGAATTGAGAAAACTCGAACTTTGTAACCCCAACCCCTGCCTGCTGCTTCATCTGCTTGGTAAATTCGCTCTTTGTCATTTCGTTTTCTCCTTCGTTTCCTTAACTCTATACTTATTATATACCTATTCCATCAAATGTCAATACCTATTCTCCATCAATTTCCAGTTTGTAATCAGTACAAATTAGGTATTGACCCATAAAAGGTATTGACACGCCACTGGAATAGGTATATAATGAAGGTATAAATTTCAATAGGGGAGGTAAGCAGTGAATGAAAAATTCGTCAGTTTTAAGTTAGGGTCGCGGCATCTGGACGCCCTGCGCGCGGTGGACGCCAACGTCTCCACCGCCCTGCGCCGATTGGCGCATGAGTGGAGCGCGGCAATGCCAACGCTGCCCGCCGATGACGTGAGGCGAGTTGGGCGGGCGGGGGGCGGGAGACTGCGTGGTATGAATCAGCGCATGGGCGATAGTCTGCGCCATGTGCTGACACTGGCCGGGGATGGCAACCTGTCCGCCGGGGTGCGCCGGTTGGCGCTGTGGAGCGCGCAACGCCAGGCGGTGACGCCATGACCAAGTTTGTCGCGGTCGCCGTGACAAAGCCCTCCGGCACACGCCACTGTATCCACGGTGGCGCGTGCAAAGAAGCGCTGTGTACGTGGTGGGTAAACGGCGCGTGCGCCGAGGAATACAACACCCGCCACGGACTGAGCGGGACGTGCCGCGACTGTCGGCGCTTAACGCTATGCTGCCGACGCAACCGGCGCTGTAGTCGGTATAGCCGGAAAGAACGCAGGGAGGTACAACATGGATAAACAGTATAGCCTAGTGATTTTTGACGCCGACGGCACGCTAACGCCGTTGCGGGATGGCGCAACCGGCGCGTTTGCGTTTACGCTACTGCCCGGCGTCGCCGAGAAGTGCGCGGCGTTGCGGGCGGATGACGTGATCATGTGCATCGCCAGCAATCAGAGCGCGCGACGACCCGTCCGGGAGGTTATAGAGCAACTGGAATGGACAAAGCGACAGATAGGAGCACGGCATTATGACGTTCAAACCAATCAAAATTACCAAAAACCTCACCCAGATATGATTCTGGGAGATGTGGATTGGTTCGGAGCGCGTTTTGAAGACGTGCTGTTTGTTGGAGATCGGGAAACTGACCGCCAAGCGGCGGAAGCCGCCGGCGTGGACTTCGCTTGGGCGGCGGACTTTTTTGGATGGGAGGCGATCAATGCCTAAGAAATTGGAACGCGACGATGAAGTATTCGCCCTGCGCGCCCTGCATCAGGTGCTGGGCGGATTGGGGGTAGTCTGTGAGTGCAGCGAAATCCGCGAGCAACACCGCGCGGCCTGGGATGCGCTGGAGCAGTACTTCGATCTGTACTATGATAACGCCGACAAAATGTTTACCGTCCCGCAGATGAAGCAGATCACTGAGCAGCTAAACGTCATCAAAGCGCGGGCGGCGGTCGCGCTGTTCCGTGAAGCGGCGGCGGTCGACCAGGTCATGCGCAACGATGCGGCGCAGTTCCCGGACGCGCCTGGAAACCTGTTGGCGCTGTTGGAGCGCAACCTGGCTGCCGCGCAACAGCACAACCTCACGGAAATCCTGCCGAGGTTCACGCTGGCGCTGGACGCCTGGCTGGATTTGAGCGGGGCGGAACTATGATCATTGACGGCGTCAGTTATGAGGATGACGACCTGACCGCCATGCGCTACGAGTTGGCGCAACGGTTGCGGGCGCGATTCGTGGCGGCTTCCGTGGGGACGCCAACGTGCATGTTTGTACAGTCGTTAGCCTCTGGGCGGTACGACGCCTGCCGCCAGGATGCGGAGCGCGGCAAGGTCACGCCGGGGCAAGCGCGTGAGGTACTGGCGGAGGCGGTGCGCTATCGGCTGTTGACGGCGGAGCAGACGGCGCGGCTGGAAGTTGGGTGGGGAGTGACGAAAATTGAACTGGAGGAACTATGTGGATAGATATTTGGGAAGAAGTGCATTACACGGGCGTACCGTGCGATCAGTGCGAAATGTCAACTGACTATGAAATTCTTGACTGTCAACGGGTGAATCGCATAATTCGGTTGTGCGGCTGCATGGCCGCTAAAGCGGCGAACGAAGACGCAGAAATCCCCACCTGCGCGGTGGTTGAAAACTGCGCAGGGACATGCGCCCATCCGCATAACATGACCCCGGAATGTCATGATTTTTGTTGCCCGCTCCTAACACCCGTTGCGGCAACCGAACACAACGGAGAAGCTATATGATGAAAAATTTTTATACATTTCAGGTTACAGGATGGGTCATGGTTGAGGATCACAACGCACATGAGGCGGAAAAACAGGCATTTGAGGCACTGCGCAATTCGGTTGTGTACAATTTCCGCCTGACCCCGGTGGACGCAGATGGCGCGGCGGGCAATGACCAGGCGGTGAAGATACCTCCGGTGCTATCAGAGATGGGAAAAGGTAACAATGGACATTAAGACCGGTTCACTCCATCAGGACTTGGCGCTGGCGCTCTGTCGGCGCGAATTCGGCACCTGCCCGTTCGGTTGCGGCAAGGATGGCGCGCCGAACTGCCATGCCAACGTCGTGGGGTATGCGGGCGTGCAATGCGAGCCAGGGAAACGGACGGCGCAGGAAGCCGCGCAGGTGGCGACGTGGCGACAATTGCAAGGGAGTGAATATGAGAAAATGTGAGCGTGGCGGCGGACACAGAACAACAGCAGGAAACAAGTAACGATGATCGCCAAACCCACCTGTAAAACCTGCCGTTTCTTCAAGCCGCTGCGGTACGATGATTCGGGCGTCCCCAACCCGGGCGGCAACGGTAACTGGCAGTATGTCGTTGGTGAATGCACGAATGCCGAAAGCCCGCACTTCACCGACGCTGAACGGCTGCGGCTGCGGCTGCTGTCCCCGGAGTGGGGAAACTGTTACTGTCACAAATCAAAAACAAAAGGAGCACAATGATTGACTTTAGGAAAAAAATATACCGACAGCCCGCCACAAAAATATCCTTACTGGAAATCACCACCTGGCTGCGCGAGGAGCTGTCAGATGCCGAACTCGCGGCGCTGATCATAGAAATTCTGGCGAGCGGTGGCGCGGTTTCGTGAGAGGCCGCTTAAGAATTGTTGGATGGAAACTATATGCAGTACATCACTTTTGACGATTTACCAGTTATACCGGCGGATGTGGCAGTTTGTCCAATTTGCGGCGCGCCTATCGAGATAACCGATATTGACGAATGGGAAACCGAGACGCTGCGCGTAACAGAAACGGGATTGCACATCAACTGCTCAACGCAACCGGACATTGACAGCGACGAATGGTGGTCGTGGCACAAATGGCATTGGTCTATGCCATACGTTTACTGGTTGCCAGTTGAGGCGCGCGTTTACAAATGGTTCAATAGCCGTTTCCGCCTAACACCACATACAGCCGCTGCTGCTGGCGGGCCGGCCGATGAGGGTGACGACAATAGCCGCGGCGCTCCGCAATTATGACGCATTCTGTCATATTGACGACTGCGGCGGTGGAGGTATAATGGGAGTATCAGCGGGTGAGGCTGGCAACCTCCGGTCGCAAGGCCGATAAGCCCGCGAAGGCGAGAGGTTAAAATGGTATATCTTTTTGTGGTAATCAAGACGGTTTTGGGATGGGCAGCCCTTTGGGGCCTGCCAAAGCCCCGGTTTACTCTCGCCGGGCTGTCTATCCCAAAACCGTCTTTTTTATTGCATAGGAGATAACCATGCCCGAGTTGCGTATCGGTGACTCCGTTCTAAACCCCAATACCCACAAACCCGCTAAGGTTGATAAAATCCTGCACGAAAAAGCCCGGTTGGATGACAGTACCTGGCACAAGCTGGATTTGCTGCAAGCAGTGCAATCCGCTCCGACCGGACTACCGCCCCAGAAAATGCCACGTCTCAAAGCTGAGGAATACATAGCGATTCTGGCCGAGTTGGGTTACGAGTTTTCTCTGAATCAGATGGATGACCAGGTATATATCAACGGCGCTATGCTTTCCGATGTTACCGCCGCCACTATCCGCTCCCGCATGGCCGACCTGGGGCATGTGCGTTTCAATATCATTGAGGACGCCTATACCCGCGCGGCGCAATCCCGCCCGTTTCATCCCGTTACGGATTATCTGTCAGGATTGCAATGGGATGGTCAAAACCACATTCTCGGACTTTCCGACAAGTTCACAGATACCGACGGCATGTTTGCTTTCTTCCTGCGGCGCTGGCTCATTGGGGCAGTAGCCAAAGCCTACACGGGGACACAAACCGCCATGCTGGTATTGGATGGCGCGCAGGGTATCGGTAAGTCACAGTTTGCCAAGTGGCTTTGCCCCCTGCCGGGGATGTACCTGGACGCCGCCATCCATCCCGATAACAAAGACTCGCTAATATCCCTGATGACGCGCTGGATTTGGGAGGTAGGGGAGCTAGGCAACACTACCCGCCGCGCCGACCGGGACGCCCTCAAAAGTTTTTTGACGATGGAACAAGTTACCGTCAGAGCGCCTTATGGTAAACACTCCATTGTCAAGCCGGCATTGTCGTCATTCATCGGCACAATTAACGCCGACGGCAGCGGGTTGCTTGATGATAATACTGGCAACCGCCGATACGTGATTGCCGAACTCACTAAAATTGATTGGGGTTATACCAGTCTGGACATTGACCAAATATGGGCCGAGGCCGTGGCGGCCTACAATGCTGGTGAGGATTGGCGGCTGGACAACGGCGAGGGGCAACAGGCAGACGGGATCAAAGAGCGGTACGTGATTCAAGATCCGCTTGAGGATTGGATCGAGCGAATATTTGAGATTAACCCGACCATGACAATGGATATGTCATGGTTTGTGGCGACTACTGAAATCATTGAATCTTTGCACAACATCGGCTGGCGCATATCCAACAGCCCGAAGGGTGAAGGGATGTACATTGCAGCTGCTATGAAAAAACTTGGAGCGGTCAAGCCCGCTAACAAAATCAACATAAATGGCGTCCAGGTGCGGGGATATCAGGGAGTGCGCCGGCGGCCAATAACCAACTATAACCAACCTTAGCCTAGTTGGTTATGTTTTCTAGGGTTTACATATTATAGAAGGAACTGTAATTTTACTAGTGGTAAAAATGAAATAACCAACCTAACCAACCAACCAACCTTTCTATAGAGATATCTTTTAAAAAGAGTGATTTAAAAGAATGGTATGGCAAGGTTGATTTAGTATATATAGGAGCACGTTGGTTAGTTGGTAGGTTGGTTATCATCGGAGGAGCTATGGACAATTATGAGCAAGCTAAAAAACTGTTTACCCACCTGTGGCGCGGCGGCCAATGGGCTATGTTCTGGGTAAATCCTGGCAAGATTTCGTATTGGTTCACAGTGGACGCCCTCCCCACCGCCATCAAACCCGGCTTCTCCCGTAACCTATATTTTGGCGTCAACCCCTGCGCAGTCATCCCCCCGACCAATGCCCGCAATGAACCCCGCCCCCCTGCCGAAGTGCGCGCACAACTGGCGCAAATAGCGGCGCTCAACTGCCTGTTTGCCGAATTCGACACGCCGGCCGGCGGCGATAAACTGGAGGTACTCACCCACATTCGCCTCTTGACACCCGCCCCGACCGTCATCATAGACAGCGGTGGCGGCTATCATTGCTACTGGCTGCTGGACAAGCCGCTCATGCTCACTGACGCCGACACCCGCGAGTATGCGCGCAGCCTGGAAAAGCGCTGGGTGGCATTCGTCAAAGGCGACAAGGGCGCGGCGGATTTGGCGCGGGTGCTGCGCGTGCCGGGGAGCCGCAACTGGAAGCCAGAGTATGCCCCAGAATTCCCGGAGGTGGCTTTCGTGCGCTGGCTGAACATGGAGTACTCGCTGCATCAGTTGACCGGGATGTTACCCGCAGAACCATCACGAACTCAGTACCAGGCGCAAGGCGCTAAAACTGGCGACGTGCTAGACATTGCACAGGCAATGATTACCAGGGCGGTGGTAGGTGAGAAACATACAGTTTTGCTCAAAGCGGCGCGGTTAGTAGGTGGATACATTGCTGGGGGCGCAATGGATTACGCTACGGCATTTTCCGCCATGATCGACATTGTTACCGCTACACCTGGATGGGAACGCAGTGGACACGACGAAAAAACCATAATTGACGGCTTCGAGTATGGGGCTGCGGCCCCGTTGGAGGTGAAATGATGGATTGTAATCATGCAAAAACGCGCATTGTAAAACAGATCGCCACGAACGGCGCTGAGCAAGTTTTTGTCCAATGCCTGGAATGTGGCGAAAACGTCACATCTGAAAAGATCGGGAAAGCGAACCATCCATTCTTGACCAGACCGAGCAACGCTGCCGATCTGCCCATAGTGGCTGATTTTAGAGAACAATCCCAACCATGCGCAGTTTGCGGCGCGCATGGTACGGAAACACACCACTGGGCCCCGCGCTACATTTTCAACGATGACGCTGATAAATGGCCGACGGCGCAACTTTGCCCGCATTGCCATGCTCTGTGGCATAACCGCGTAACGCCGACTATGAGCGAATCCCGGAGGCCCTAAAATGCCCTACCGCCGCAAAACTGATACCAACCATCAGCAGGTCGTCTTGGAACTGCGCACCGCCGGGTACACGGTGGTGGATATGAGCCGGGTGGGAAACGGCATCCCCGACATTATCCTATGCGCTGGGCAGCATTGTGAGTGGGTCGAAATCAAGCGCAGTCCCCGCGCTGCCCTGACCGAGGCCGAGAGCGCCTTTTTTGCCGTGTGCCCCGGCGGTGAGCCGATACTCGGCTGGAGCGCACCGCTGATTATCGCCGAGTTTGAACGGAGACGCCATGCCTAACCCACCCGCCGCCCACACCATCGAAATTTGGCGCTCCCGCTGTACCCCGCGCGACCTGGTGTACTGGCGGTATGTGACCTGCAACGGGCGGCGCTATCCCCCGGAGTGCGGCGCGGCGCAACGGTTGGCGCGGTTGCTCTGGGCGGCGCGGGAACGCTACGGCACACCTCGGCGCGGTTGGCGCATTACCGAAGGCGGGCGGCGCGTGCGGGTGTACACCTGGGACAACGCGCCGTGTTTTTACCTCGAGCCGTCCGATTGGAAATGGCGGGCGACATGAGCAAAAACGTAGTGTTTATCATCGTTTCGTTTTATCCGACACATACCCGCATCAGCCAAGTCGCGCAGGACATCCAGCGCGCTGTTGCCCGCCAGCGCAAAATTAGCCAACGGGCAACCTATGAATTATTGCGGCGACATAACATCAGGAGGAAAAAAGCATGAGCAACATCCTAACGACCTACCACGGCGCTTTGCTTGACCCCGCCACTACTGCCCTCGTTTACCGCCTGGCGCAATCCGTGGCGTCCATGCACCACGGAGACGGCGACGAGCTAGGCCGCCTGGCGCGGGAAGTGCTGCGGGTGTGGCCGACAGCGCAACGGGCGACGGCGCGGGAGTCAGAAACGCTGCCGGTGTATGAGTGGCGACCGGAGAGTCGGTACACGGAGGAGGCGGAATGACGCCCTACTATTCCGCCGCCGGTGTGACGCTGTACTGTGGCGACGCGCTGGCCGTGCTGCGGACACTGCCGAGCGAAAGCGTGCAATGTTGCGTCACGTCACCGCCTTACTATAATTTGCGTGACTATAAAGTCGATGGGCAGATTGGCTTAGAGTCTACCCCGGAGGCTTATGTCGCCAGCCTCGTTGCCGTGTTTGAAGAGGTGTGGCGCGTGCTGCGGGCGGATGGCGTGCTGTGGCTTAATCTCGGAGACAGTTATGCCAGTGGCGAGATAGGCCGCCACGATAGCGTACAAGGGCGTGAAATTGACGGTAAGCCGGTAACTTCAAAGGCCGCAGAGAGACAACAAGTACATGTAAAATCTGGCCTCAAGCCCAAAGACCTCATCGGTATTCCCTGGCGCGTCGCCTTCGCTTTGCAGTCTGCCGGGTGGTATCTGCGCGCCGATTGCATCTGGCATAAGCCCAACCCTATGCCGGAAAGCGTAACGGATCGCCCAACCAAGAGCCACGAATACGTTTTCCTGTTGGCAAAGAGCGAACGGTATTTTTATGACAATGTGGCGGTACAAGAGGTGGGTAGCCAGACTAGTCACGGCGGAACTTTGCAGAAGCATATCAACGGCAACACCAGGAAGGTCAAAGCGTTACAGAACACAGATAGCAGCACCCTGGGGGGTACGGCGGCGGATTACTCAGTCGCCGCCACCCGCAACGCCCGCAGCGTTTTCACCATCGCCACGACGCCCTACAGCGGCGCGCACTTCGCGACCATGCCGCCGGAGTTGGCGCGCAAGTGCGTATTATCGGGGAGCTATGCGGGCAGCGTAATCCTTGACCCATTCAACGGTGCGGGCACAACGGGCCTGGTCGCCTTGCAGGAAGGCCGCCATTACATCGGCATTGACCTGAGCGCCGCCTATCTGGATTTGAGCATTGAACGGCTGCGTTCCACCATTGCCCAGCCGCGCCTGGTCCCTGTAGTCGAAACAACGAATTCGCTGCGGCAATCATCGCTGTTCGCAGATGGCAATTAGGCGGTGAGTATTGACACGCCCTCCAATTCGCCTTACAATTGAATCAAGGTTTGCCTGCTGAAACCTCCTCATAATTCACCTTGCCCACCGCCGGGAGGCAGGCGGGCATTGTAAAGCAAATCCGCTGCGCCGTGCATGACAATCGCAGAGGATAGGGCCGGAATGGCTAGACGGCGGCGCGGCGGTAAACATTGGAGGCACTTGTGAAAAACTGGTATACATCTAAAACTGTGTGGCTGGCGATTCTCTTGACTATCGCCGGAATTGCGGATTTCGTGGGCGGCCTGCTGACGCAAGGGCCGATCACCTGGCAGTCGGTATCAATGATCGTGTCGGGCGTGGTGGCGGTGATTATCAGGGTGTGGTACACGAATGCCCCCATCCAAAAATGAGACAGTATCCATCGCAGATATGATTGCCCTATTCATATCTGAGATAGATTCACAACTGACCACGTTGCAAGAGGATGTGACGGCATTTCACAACCGGATCACTAACCTGGAGCGTATCTTTCATCGCAACCTCACCGAAATCCGCGCCATGCTCCAGGGGCATACCGAGCGTCTGGACGAGTTTATCAGCTATAACCGCCAGGAATTGCAACATCTGCGGGACATAGTCGAGGAGCGGCATGGCGCGCCGGAGGCATAGCCTATGGCAAAAATTACCCCTGCGTTTTTGGTACTGGGCGACGCCCCGCCCGGAGCGCCTGAGACGGCGGCGGCACTCGCGGCGGATATGAGCGGGTGGTGCGCGGCAGAGCCGGAGGTGTTTGGATGATCCCCGCCGCCATCACCGCAGCCGAAGCCCACCTGCTCCCCGAAGGCCAGCACGCCGGGCAGCCATTGCACGCCCTGCCCGATGACGTGCTGGCGCGGGTGGTGACGTACTACCGCCCCCGTGATTTCGTCGAATGGCGGGAAGCCTACCTCACGGCCTGCGCCCGGGTCCTGCGCACATTCGGTTTGTTCGATGTTTCTAAACAAACCATTGCGGACATTTCCAGGCGGGGGGGCGAGATCGGCGCCGCCGCTCGCTGGTATATGGAGCAGTTTGGCAAGGAGTTGGCATGAATTGCAAAGTATTTATATTTAATCAAAAAGATGGAAATTCTATTGACATTGAGTGTACATTGAATAAGTTTATTGAATCGCATCAAGATGATATTACAGTTTTTTTTATCACACAATCTCAGAATTGCAGTACTATAACAGTAATTATATGGTATACCAAAAATTGGTGGGATGATGTCTGAGCAATTGGGTAGGAGTGGCATGAAACCAGAGTGCGCAGAATGCGATTTGATAACCGGGGTGCTACAAGAATCTGCCAATAACCACGCTAGGCTATCTGAAAAATACGAGTATGCCAGGCGTGCATTGGATAGTATCGCCACATACAAACCAGATAGATCAATGTTAATTTATGCGTTTTATTCTGTGCGAGATATGGCGTTAGTGGCTTTGGACGCCTTGAAATACAATGAGGAGCTACCATGACCGCGCCGCTATCTGAATTTGTCATGCTCCGTTGCCGCATCACCGGCAAGCATTACCCGGATTACAACGCCGCGCCGGGCGTTCTGCGCTACTGCGCTGAGGGCGACGTGATCCACGTCAGGCCGGAAGATGCTGGCTGGTTGCAGTTCTGCGGACTGTGTGAGGAGTACGAATGAGTGACATTGCTTGGTCTAATGACACGCGCCGCCTCTCGGAGTTGACGCCGTGGGCTGACAACCCCGCCGCCATCGGGCATGAGGAAGCGGCGCGGCTGCTGGAATCCCTGCGCAGTTTCGGGCAAGTCGCCACCATTGCCATAGAGCCGGACGGCATGATTTGTGACGGCCACCAACGCCGCCAAGTGTGGGCCGCCGCGCAGGAATTCGGGCCGGATTTCGAGGTTGCCGTGCGCGTCGCCAATCGCAAGTTGACGCGCAAAGAGCGCGAGAAGCTGGCGGTCTTGCTCAGGACGGCGCAGGGGCATTTCGACTGGGACAAGCTGGCGGCGTGGGATACTGAGGAGCTAACCGGGTGGGGCTTGGACGCCGAGACGCTCACGGCTTGGAACGATGACGCCGCCAACCTGCGCGAAATGCTGGCGGCGCGGGAAGCGGAGGCCGCGCCGGTGGACGCCGGGGCGCAGGTGGATCGCGCTGAGGAACTGCTGGCGGTGTGGGGCGTCAAGGCTGGAGACGTGTGGGAGATACCGTCAAAGACGGCTAACGGCGTGCATCGGGTGGTATGCGGGGATTGCACGGATAAGGCGGTGGTGGAGAAGTGCTTACAAGGCGACAAACCAACGATGATGGTGACTGACCCGCCGTATGGAATTGAACACGACACATCCTGGCGGGAGGATGCCGGTATATCGCAAGCTGGACCGCAATCGGCAAAAGGCATAGATTGGGATGAAAACGCCGATTGGCGCGAAGCGTACTGTTTGGTAAAAGTTGATGTTGCCTATGTCTGGCACGCAACTTGTTTTAATAGATTGGTAGCGGACGGGCTTGAATCGGCAGGATTTGAAATAAAGCAGCAGGTTATATGGAACAAGACAGTCGCGGCATTTGGTAGGAGTCATTATAGCTATAAGCACGAGCCGTGCTGGTATGCTGTGCGCAAAGGTAAAACGGCTTGCTGGATTGGACCTAATAACGAAGTAACAGTTTGGGATATTGCTTCACCTCATCACATTATGGGCGGTAGCAAGGAAGAAAAACAGCCGCACAGCACACAAAAGCCGCTTGAATGTATGGAGCGCCCTATTCGTAATCACGACGCGCCGATTGTCTACGACCCATTCCTCGGCAGCGGCACAACCCTAGTCGCCTGCGAGCGACAAGGACGCCTGGGGCGTGGAATCGAGATCGCGCCGGAATACGTGGCGGTTACTCTGCAACGGCTGCAAGATTTAGGACTGGCACCGGTGAAGGTGAACGATGGCAGGCCGACCGACTAAGTTCACCCCGGAAACGCAGGACGCCATCATCAAGGCGTTGATCATCGGCGCGACCTACAAGGACGCCGCCGAAGCTGCTGGCGTGGATTACGACACTTTTAACAACTGGATGAAGCAAGGCGCAGCGTCCAAGCGGGGTGTATTTTTCGAGTTTTTCGGCTTAGTCCGCCGCACCGAAGCGCAAGCCCGCAATCATTACCTCGCCGTCATCGCCAAAGCCGCCCACGATGGCGACTGGCGGGCGGCGCTGGAATACCTCAAGCGCCGCGACCGGGCAACGTGGGGGGATAACGTGCAAGTTACCGGCAAGGACGGCGGGCCTATCGAAACTACCAACATCACCTTGACCCCCGAAGAGCGCGCGCGCCGCATCAAAGCACTACTCGGAGATGGGGATGACGCTGGACATTGACGCCCGCCTGCAAACCCTGACGCCTGAGCAGCAAGCCAAACTTGACGCGCTGTTGTCGGGGTACAGCGTGTTTCAGGCGGCTTATCGCAACGCCCCCGCCGCTTTTGCCCGTGACTGCCTGCGCTGGGATGCCGGCGACGGCCTGACAGATTACCAGGCTGACATCCTCACCCAACTGGTACAGCGGCGGCGCGTGGCGGTACGCAGTCCGCACGGCGCGGGAAAGACGATGACCGCTGCCATTGTGGTGCTATGGTTTGCACTGACCCGTGACGGCGTGACGGATTGGAAACTCGCCATGACCGCGAGCGCCTGGCGGCAACTGTCGCTCTATCTGCTCCCCGAAGTCCACAAGTGGGCGCGGCGGTTACGCTGGGACAAGATCGGACGCCCGCCGTTTACCCAGAACGAACTGCTGACTCTCAACCTGAAACTAAGCACGGGTGAGGCTTTCGCCGTGGCTTCCAACGATCCAGCGTTCATCGAGGGGATGCACGCCAGCGCCGTGTGTTACGTGTACGATGAAGCGAAGGCGATCCCGGACGGTATCTGGGACGCTACCGAAGGCGCATTCTCCACCGACGGCGGCAACGCGGGGCAAGAGGTTTTCGCCCTAGCCATCAGCACCCCCGGCGAGCCGCAAGGCCGCTTTTTCGATATTCACAATCACAAGCCGGGGCTGGAGGATTGGCAAACCCGCCACATTACCCTGGCCGCTGCCGAAGCCGCCGGGCGCATCAGCGCGGCATGGGCGGCGCAACGTTTGGCGCAGTGGGGAGAGGGCAGCGCCGTCTATCAGAACCGGGTATTGGGCGAATTCGCCACCTCCCAGACGACCGGCATCATTCCCCTGGTGTGGGTCGAGGCCGCCAACGAGCGGTGGGAAATCTGGACTGAGCAAGGCCGCCCGGCGCGGCAGTTTACCGGCGTGGGGGTGGACGTGGGCGGCGGCACGGGTGGCGATAAGATCACCCTGGCCTTGTGTTACGACGGTTGCAAGATATCCGAGATCCGCAGCAAGGCTTTCGCCATTGACCCCTCCATCACGACGATGGAGATCGCCGGCGAAGTGAATGCCATCCTCAAAAAGGGTGGCGTGGCGGTGGTGGACGTGATCGGCCTGGGCGCGGGGGTGCAGCATCGCCTCACCGAGATGGGGCGCGATTCGATACCCTTCAACGCGGGGGCGGCGACGAACCTATCTGACGCCAGCGGGGAACTCGGCTTCGAGAATTGGCGCGCCGCCGGGTGGTGGCTAATGCGGGAATTGCTAGACCCCCAGAACGGCGCTGAAGTCTGCCTACCGCCCGATGACGCCCTGACCGGCGAACTGACCGCGCCCCACGTCAAGCGCATCGGCAGCAATGGCAAGATGTTGGTGGAGAGCAAAGAAGAAATCCGCAAACGATTGGGGCGCTCCACCGACAGCGCCGACGCCGTGATTCAGGTAATCGTTGGGCCGTTGCTCTGGCAAGAGAAGAACGCCCCGTTGGTGTATTCCAACGCTTTCCAAAACATTGCCAATTTGGGGTACTGATGGAAACCGATAACACAAAATTCAGTTCGGGCACTGACGCCGACAGTTCCGCGCGTGCAGTGCTAGATCGCTGGGTATCGGCAGCCAATACAATCGCTGCCATCATCTCCGATAAATTGACACCGGCGTTTAACGAACTCGGCGCGTTGGCGGATTTGCTCAGCGGGGGCGACGATCCCAAACTGTCCTACCGCCAACTGCAAAAACTGACCGCCGCCGAGCGCGCCGAGTATGCCCGGAAACGCGGCTTGCGGCACGGGAAGCATTATGATGGACGCTTACCGTGAGACGCTGCTTTACCATCTGGGCGTCCTCGAGGAACGTTGGCGGCTGCTGGCCTGGCTGCTCATTGTGGTCGCCGGCATACTCGCAGCGGTTGCAGCCTATGCCGTGTCATTACATTTTATGAATATGGGGTGATTATGACTGTTTTCACAGTGATTTTGATAGGTGGTCGGGCCATAAAATTGCAGGCGCAAGAATATAAATTTGGCGAGACTCTTGGTGATTACACAGTTAATCAAATCATTTTATATTTCATAGATGGTGCGGGGAACATTTCCGGTATTTTCAGATTGAATGAGATAGTTGGGATCGTTGGCGATAATTTTGGAGGTATATACTGATGTTAGAAAAACTGAAACAATGGCTGGCTTGGAGGGTGCTGCCGCCGTCCAGTCGCCGGGGCTTCGAGCAACTGTTGGCGCAAATTGCCTTTTACCAGGAAGACGTTTCCCGCTTCCAAGCCGAAACCGGCGACACTTCCCCGCAATCCCTGACGCGCTACTGGGAGCAACGCGCTGAGCGGGAAACCGCCCCAGTGCGTGAGTCTGTCTCCGATGAGCTAGAGGAACCTGGTTGGCAGCGCCTCGCGCCGACGTACTACGCCGGGGTATCGGAACTGCCCTACGTGCGGCAGGACGCCGTCAGAGCCTCGCGCTACTATTCCCTACATGACCCGCTGCTGCATCGGGCGGTATGGTTGGTAATCCGTTACGTGTGGGGGCGCGGCATCGTTGGGCCGCGCTCCAAAGACCCCGAAGTCCAGGCCGTCATTGATGCTATGACCGGCGACAAGGACAACGATCTGCTGTTTCGCATCACGGGGCAGTGGGAACTGTCCCAGGTGCTAATTGAGGACGGCGAAATCTTTCTGACCGTGTTTGTGAACACCCTGACGGGCGGCGTTAAATTCTCGTGCGTCCTAACCGACGAGATCGAGCAGGTCATCACTCACCCGCAAAATCGCCGCAAGCCCATCTACTATCAACGTACCTGGTCGCCGCAAGTCTGGAACTGGCAAGCGCACGCCTACAGCGCGCCGGGCGTCCGGCAAGACTACTGGCCCGACTGGGGCTGCCCCGAAGCGCAACCCGCCGACTTGCCGACGGTGCACGAGTGCGCGCGCTGTGGGCAGGCGGTGACGGGCGCGGCGGTTTGCGCTGGTTGTGGTGCTGACCTGCGCGAATCCGACAACTTGCGCTTTGTGTCCTACACCGGGACGGAGCACAGCACGGTGGGGGACGCAATTACTAGGCAATACATGCACCAATACAAGACCAACACGCGCGGCCTGCGCGGTATGCCTGCTTTTTACTCGGCGTTTGCCTACGTCAAGGCGCGAAAAGGCTACATGCAAGATCGGATCGTGCTGCTGATTGCGTTGGCTACTTTCGCCTGGAAGCAAAACGTCAAAGGCTCAACCTCACAGGTGCAGCGGATGCTGTCCCAGTGGGGCAGCACGATCTTCGGGCGCTATCAGGACACGCCCACGCGCCGCGCCGACCAGGAACGCGCTCCAGGCGGGCGGGTGCTGTTGCAAAATGAATCCGCGCAGTTGGAGCAGATGGCGGTAGACACCGGATCGTCCAACGCCATAAACGACGACTATATGATTCAGATGGGGATTTCTAGCGGCGTAGACATCACGCTTCCCAACCTGAATGGCAATCCCATGATCGGGAATCTGGCCACGGCGCAGGCGATGGACGGCCCACAGCAAAAGGGCTTCGAGTGGTGGCAGAAAAATTTTGAGAGTATCGTAAAAGACAGCGTCGAGTTCGGGATCAACCAGGCCGTGAAATACGGCGCGCTGTCCGCCGTCACTCCCTCAGGCGAACCCCGCGATCTGGGCTTCGAATTGGATTTCCCGCCAATTGTCGAGAAGGATTTGCCCGGCTTTATTTCCGCCATAGCGCAACTTATCAGCGCGGAAAGCGCCGCCGGCACTGCCTACATTGCCCCGGAGCGCATCGCCCGCTACATCCTCCAGGCGTTTGGGGAGCAGGACATCGCTACCGCCCTGGCCGAATTGACATTAGACAAAGTCCCCGCCGTAGGGCCGCTGCCCGCGCAGGGCTTCCCCGATAGCGCCGCCGACAAGATCGAGGCGCTCAGACTGCGAATTGAGGAGGCGTTAGGTGACTGAAAAAAAGCGTGTTGCAATGTTGGCGGTAGATGCAGATATTGCAAGAGTCATTTTAGGAATGTCCGATGTATGCCAATCTGAGGGCATCGGGCCAGACGATACAGTTTTTTTGGATTTTATCAGGGAACATTTTCCAGAGTTGGCAGTTGAGTACGAATATTTATATTCACGGGCTGTTTACCAACCCGTGAAGCAGACACCCCATGTTATAGATCCCGGATATGATACCCCGCCCGTGCTGGCATACCCAGAACTGTTTGTGTATTCTGAAGAAAGCAAGAAGTACTACCAGGCCAAAGAATCGCTTTGCGCAGAATGGCCTGACGGGACAAAATCCATAAAAGGCAAAATCACAAATGTCCGGGACACTATAACTTGTGTTTATGTTTTTGAAAACGGGGATATTCTGGACAGTAGGACAATAAAGCCGATATCGCTTTTTGGAGGCGATATACTGAACATAGATATACCGAGTAAGACTGATAGGGAGGATTTGAAATGATCGAGATAGAGATTGAGATAACAGAAGATTCAGACGGCAAAAAGCATTTTGTGGCACATGCATATACAGGTGAACAAAAAACAGAGATAGCTATAGAATACATGAATGTTGAAATCCAGGCAATAACTTCAGGGATGACCCGATATACTGTTAGCGCCGGAGTCTAGGAGGCTTTAAAATGAAAGTTGGCGATCTGTGTATTCTGTGCGAATCAAATATAAACCATGACTACTCGCAATCGGCAGTTGTTTCTCTTGACGGAAAACAAATAAACGTCTTGGGCAAAATGCGCACGGTGTTTGTCCAAAACATTGCTGATCACTGGTGCGCGTTTGTACACATACCAGAGATTGAGATTGCTTTTTTCATAGACACACATGACATAAAAGACGGCATCGTCCAGCGTATATTGGATATAAGCACCGATGACACGGATATATCACGGATTTTTTTGGAGGTTTTGAAATGAACTTTTTTTCAACTGATACCGAGTCTGCGGATGGCGCGCTATCCGCCCTGGCCGCGGGACGCATGTTAGCCCCGGAGACGTTTGACACATGGTTAGCCCCGGCGACGCCCAACACGCGGAAAGTATCAATTCGGAGCGACGTGGCGGGAGTGCCGCACATCTATGACGCCGCCGATCAAGAAATCGAGTGCGCGGGGTTTACGCTGGACTACGACCAGGAAACCGGAAAATGCTTTGTTTCCATCGTGTTCAAGGCGGATGTGGATTTCCACATGACGGCGGATTATCCGGCATGACCACTGACCGCGCTGCCCTGCTTGAGGCTCTGCGCCTCGTGCGCCTGATGGAAGCTGAAACCTTCCGCGCTCAGGCATTGGCGCTGGTTAGCCAGGGCGCGCAGTACGTGACGGACGCCGCCAACGTGTTGAAGAACAGCAAGTTTTCCCCGACGGCGCGCTTGAATTTCCGGGCGCGGGTATCGGGGATGCTGCGGCGGTTTGCCCATCAGATCGCCGATCTGGGCTGGCAGGCCGGCGGCGGCGTGGCGGGGAAGTACCCGCAGGAACTGATCGCCGAGTACATGACCAATCAGCAAGCACACCTGTCCCGTTGGTTCGGCGAGATCAAACAAAGCAGCGCGTTACCGGGTGGCGACATGCGCGCGCGGATGTATGCCGAGAGCCTGATGGGGCTGTATCGCCAGGCGTGGGAAGCCGCGCAACGGGTGGACACTGGCTTGCCCGCGCTGCCCGCTGAACCCCGTGACGGGTCGACGCAGTGCCTGGTATACTGTCTCTGCCATTGGGAAATCAAAAAGCAATCACCGACTGAGTACGATTGCTATTGGCGTCTGACCCCGGCAGAACACTGTGACAACTGCCTCTGTCGGGCGGAACGCTGGAATCCGCTCAAGTACCGCAAATCCAACGGCATTTGGATTTCTGAGGAATCGGGCAACGCTGCCTGCGCGTTGTATCGGGAGGCGAGATGAAAGCGTCATTTTCAAACCTGACGACATGCGATGCGTTGGAGGTTGACATCTGCGATAACACGGGGGCGGCCATTACCATTCATACCGCCTTCGGCAGCTACAAGGTTTATGGCGACGGCGCGGTATACTACATAGACAGCGCCGAGTTACAACGTATGTACGTACCTATCCCTGACACAGCGGAGGTGGCCTGATGCCTACCCCCACCATTCCCTCGTGGGTGGGCCACTACCTGCCCACACGCACGCCGTTTATCTCACCGTTGCCCTGGCCGGACGCGCCGGGAGTTTGTAGCGTCCAGGCAGTCGTGGCCGCCGCCGATACCTGGGCGCTGGCGTTGGCGCTCTTGCTGATAGCGGCAGCGGCTTTCGTAGTGTGGTGCAGTCTACGGCAAAACAATCACCATGACGAGTGAACCATTGACACCCGCCGACTTTGCGTATACAATGAAAGCAGAGACGCCTATCCCGGATTGGATCGTGAAGTTGGCGCGGCGCTTGTGGGGGTTAGAACGCGGGTATCGTTATCAGATTACCCTGACCCTGACCACCAGACCCGACTGGACAATCATCCAGATCGGCAAGATCGAAAACTAGCCAGGACAAGGCTTGACCTTAACCACGGCGCGTACCTCGTTATGAGGTGCGCGCCGTTTTGCGTTTCTAGGGGGTACGATGGGGATTGCGATTAACTACCGCCGCACGGACGCGGCTTTACAAGACCAAACGACGCCCCTGCGGGTGTTGAAGTTCTTCAACCCCGCCGGCACCCTGACGCTGGCCGCAACCGTCAGTGTCGGGGCGCGGGTCATGACCGTGACGGACGCCACCGGAGTGCAAGCCGGTCATATCCTGTGCATCAAGCAGGCCGGGCGGCAGTTTCAGGCCGCCGTCCTGAGCATTGCGGGCGCGCCGACGTTAACCACCGACACGCCGTTCGATTATGCGTTTACCGCCGCCGCCGTTATCAACTACGGCAGCAGCGCCATGAACGTAGACGGCAGCAGCAACCCGGTCACCTTTCGCATCGGGGCGGCAGCGGGATCGCGCATGGATGTAACTCAGGTGCGCATCGGGATCACTGACAATGCCGAAATGGATGACAGCAAGTTCGGCGCACTGGCGGCTTTGACCAATGGCCTGGTATTGCAGTATACGCATAGCGGCGTCGTCTATGCCGTAGGCAACGTCAAAACGAATGGGCAACTGCGCCTGACGTGTTCCGGGGAATATGCGCTAAAAGCCCCTGCTGGCAGTTACGGCTTCTCGGCAGTCTGTCATCTGGGCGGACAAGAGAACGCGGGGGTAGTGATTCGCCTGGACGGGGATCATGAGGATCAAATTCAACTGATCGTGCAAGACAACCTCACCGGGTTAACGTCTGCCACGGCGTTAGTTATCGGGCATGTAGTGGAGGATTAAATGGCAGGTGGAATTGACACTATCGGGCAACGCCTCAGACCGCATGGCGGCAGTAAAACGGTCACGACTTCCGGGACGGCAGTACCGCTGGTCGCCGCCAGCACGCCGGTATACATGCTGTATGTGCGCGCCAAAAACGCTAACACGGGCGCGATCTACTTCGGGGACAGCGCCGTGGACAAAACAACCTCACAGCAAGTGATCCTGAGCGCCGGGGATAGCGTCACCATTACCCCGCCGCACGGTAACCGGGTTGACCTGGTTGATTTTTACATTGACGCGGCGATCAACTTGGAGGGTGTAGACCTGCTCTACATCAGTTGAGGTAAAAAATGAATTACCGAGTTATCAAAAGCAATTACGAAGTTCAATTCTGCGGAGCAATTGAGAAAGCGATTGCCGAGGGTTGGCAACTGCAAGGTGGCGTCGCCGTGGTACAAATGCCGGGGTCAGGCGTGGTCACGCTCTATCAGGCATTGGTTAAGCCCCTCGAAGCTGCTGTAACGCGCCTAGTGGAAGCCTCGGACGTCGTGAGTTTTACCGCGCCGCCCGTGACGTTGGCGGATAGCGAAGCCTTGCCGCGCCCCCGCCAAAAGCGAGTCGCCCATGCCCATTAACGGTTTACCGGGTGGGGATTTTGCGGGATGCGTCCAGGCCATGCGGGGCAAGATGGATTCGCCGGAAGGTTTCTGCGCCTGGAAAGAACACGAGCTAACGGGGAAGTGGCCGGCGGAGGAATCCGTGAAAGCCGCTGTCCCCGAAACCGTCACCGAATCCGCCTTGCACGAAACGACGCCCGCCTGCCTGACTATCCGGGAAGCCACGCAGCCCAACACCGCGCTAATGGATGGCGTGCTGATTATTGAGGGGTTGAGCGCCAACCGTAACTACTACACCCGTGAGGCGCTGCTGACCGCGCCGGAGGTGTTCGCCAACAAGCCGATCCGCATCAACCACCCGTCACGCACCGAGGACAAAGACCGCCCAGAGGGAGACGTGTGGACGCAAGTGGGGCGGATGCCACCCGCCGAGAACTTTTCGTTATACCGGCGGGATGACGGGCGGCATGAAATGCGTTTCACGGGGGCGGTGCTGAGCGCCAGCCCGCCCGATGTCTGGATCGCGGACAGAATCCGCGCTGGAATTATTGGAGACATGAGCATCAACGCCGGAGGTGAAGGAGTGCGTGAGGGGGATGGCTGTTTTCGCGTGACACGCTTTACTCAGGCAACGTCACACGATCTAGTCACAACGGCGGCAGCCGGAGGGCGCGCCGCTTTACAAGAATCACAATTACCGAGTGAGGGAGTGGAAACTATGACACCAGATGAATTGAAGAAACTGGTAGACGCCCAGATCGCCGAGGCGCTGGGGCAGGTCAATATTGTTGACCGTGTGATGGAGGCGCAAGGCTTGCCGAAAGAGTTTAAACCGCTCCTGGAAGCTGAAGCCGCGCGTCTCAAGGCCGCTGGGGAGGAAGCGCCGCCGGCAGAACCCGAAAAAGCCACGGAAGCGCCCGCCGATTTGCCGGAAATTTTGGGGCAAATCCCCGACGCGCTGCAAACCATGTGGGGCGACGCCTATCAGGGCTGCATGGCCGGCGAAACGCCGGACGAGTTGGTGTGCAGCCATCAGGCGTGGCTGACGGTGTGTCAGTCGCTGCTGCCGGGACCCGCCCCCGCGCCGGAAACGCCGGAGGAAGCCTGCGCACCCAAAACTGAGGCGCTGACGGCATACGCGCAAAAGCTAAAGGCCGCGCTGGTCAAATCGCCGGGCGCGGGACAAATCACCGGGATGGGCAGCGGCGGGGGCGTCCCCTTGTCGCCCGCCACGCCGCCGAAATCTGATTTCGAGCAGGCGAAAGAAGCCTTTCGGATGATTCCCGGTTTCACTGAGGCAATGGCGGAAACCGCCGCTAGAGGGAGGTAAACGATGGCTTATTCAACTGGGCCAAAATTAACCAGTGGGATGCGTGAAGACAACGGTTTCACGTTTGATGTAGATTGCCCGTCTGGGGTCGTGAGCGGGGATGTATTTCTGGTGGGTGGCCGGGGGGTGGTGGTGGCTTTTGCCCAGACCGACCGGGACGCCGCCGGGAAATGCTCAGGAACCTCTGGGGTGGGATTCGCTGAAAAACTCCCCGTGACGGCGGTGGACAACAGCGGCAACAGCGCGGTAGCCGTGGGTGATATTCTGGCGTTGGATAGTACCATCGTCAATAAGGACACCACCAACGGCGCGGAGTTTGGCATGGCGCTGGAAACTATCACCGCCGGGGCTACCGCTAACATTTGGGTGGAGTGGGTGGGCTACAAGCACGCCTAATGGAGGATGATAAACATGAGCGAAAACTTTGATCCGAAACTGTTTGACGCCGACAGTGGGTATGCCTATCGTTTTCAGGGGCTACCCACTAACGGCAGTGTATTCACTGAGGGGGAGGGCGTTCCCCTGGGGCGCAACCTCTCGCAGATGCGGCGGAAGCGCGAGAGCTTTCAGTTCTCGTGGGAGGCGCGCCAACAGCCGGTTTCCCCGTTGGTGCAGGCGCAAGCCACACTTTACGGGCGGTTCTATGAAACCTATGGGGCGATGTTCACCAACGCCCGCGCCCGCCACCTGATGAAATCGCTGTATCTGGGCGACTACGGCGCTTATGACTATCTGAGCGCTGGCCTACACGCCCAACTGCGCGCCGCCCTGTCTCCGGATGACTATCCCTTGCTCTTTGGGGATACCATCGACCGGGTACTGTTGGCGAAGTACCGCGCCATTGATTCTGATTGGCGCAGCTACATTCACGTGGCGAGCGTCATGGATTTCCGCGACGTGAAGCGCTTCAAGGCCGGGCGCGGCGGTGGGATTCTGGGCGTGCTGCAACCAGGCGAAGCCTACAAAGCCGACAAGCCTAGTGAGGCCAAGTACAGTTACGCCGTGGAGAAACGGGGCAGCGTGCGCAACATCTTCTGGGAGGCGCTCATCAACGACGACCTGGGCGCACTCGCGGAAACGCCCGATGACTTTGCCTACAGAGCGCGGCAGACCGAAGCCTACGTAGCGGCGGGGTTATATCTGGCGGCCGGTGGAGTGAACACCGACCTGTACAAAACCAACCACAGCTTCACCACCGAGGCCGGGACTACCACCACCTACAGCAACAGCTTCCAGCACGGCATCAGCGCCGCGGCGCTGGCCTACATCCTGGGTCAGATGGGCAACTATCCCGACGATAGCGGCGGGGGCTTGCCCTTCAGCAACGACCCGATTCACCTGGTTGTCGCCACGCGGGAAATGCAGTTCAAGGCCGAGCAGATTGTGAACTCCCCGACGGTCATGGCAGTGGGGGCGACGGACGACCGCAATATCCCCACCATCTCGATTCTGCCTGACCAAATCCGCAGCCGAATGCAGGTGCATTACGAGCCGATGATCCGCATGTGGGACACGGTCAACTATCAAACCCGCTGGTTCCTGTTTGCGGATTTGAACGACGGGCACGCGGTGGAGGTGGGCTTCCTGCAAGGCTACGAAGACCCGCAGTTGTTCATGCGGGCGTCTGCGCAGTTGGCGCTGGGCGGTGGGTTAGCCAGTCCCATGATGGGCGACTTTGACACCGACAGTGTGGACTACAAGATCAGAATGGTCATGGGCGGCGCGTCCACTGAAGATGTCGGCGGCTGGCGTTTCACCGCCACCAGTTACGATAACGGCGTCGCCGTTCCATAGGGAGGAGTGACATGAAGACTAGATTGTTTCTGACTGTGGCGCTGGCTTTTGTGCTGCTGCTGAGTCTGTTCCTGTTCAAGAGCGATGTCCCACCCCGCGCCGTGAACGCCGACGCGATCACCAACTTGGCCGGACGCATCACGGTAGACGCGGGGACGGCGCATACTGACGACTGGAACGGCACGGCCTGGTCACAGGAAGCCTATGGCTCTTTCAACATTCAGGTGACGCAGGACGTTACCGACGCGGCTGACGTGGTGGTATACACGCTGCAACGCTCCATCGACCCGGTGGGGTGCGCTTATGTGACCAACTGGGCAGACGCCTACGATACCGTGTTAGTCGCCAGCCCCGCCGTAGCCGCGAGCCGGTACATCAGCTATGTGGAAAGCTCGCCGGTACAGTTGGCGCGGGAAATGGCGAGTGGGTCGATCACGCCGGTACAGCTTGCCCGCGAATTAGCCAGCGGTTCAATTACACCGGTACAGTTGGCGCGCGAAATGGCGAGTCAGTCCAGCACGCCGGTACAATTCGCCCGCGAGGTAGCTTCAATGTCCAGTACTCCCGTACAGCTAGCGCGGGAGATTTCATCCATCGCCAGCACGCCCGTGCAGCTGGCGCGTTACATCTCGGATACCTCTAGCGTTCCGGTTGTGCCGTCACAGTATATCAACTATGTATCCAGCACACCGGTAGTGGCAGCGGATTACATCTCCGCAACGTCCAGCGCGCCGGTACAGTTGGCGAAGTTCATCACGTATACGAGCGATATCACCGGCACTTACCCCCACCCCATCACCACCACCTACTACTACTCGGACAACGTGACACCGTTTGCAGTAACCTATGAGTATGGCGCAAACACCACGCCGTTCACGCAAACCTATACCTACGGGACGAACACCACGCCCTTCACCGTCACCTACGAGTACGGCGCGGTAACCACGCCATTCACCATGACGTATCTGTACACCGACCAGACCACGCCCTTCACGCAGACCTATGCCTACAGCGACCGGACTACGCCGTACACCGTGACGATTACCTACAGTGATGCGACCACGCCATTCACGGCAACCTTGAGCTACGGCGATGTGACCACGCCCTTCACGGCAACCTTGAGTTACAGTGACATTACCACGCCCTTCACCGAAACCTATCACTATGTGGACGTGGCAGCGGTAGCCGCGAGCGTGACGCGGGTTAACAGCCCGCAGACGTTTAACGTTACCGGCGACGCCTCGCTCAATCTGGAATTTGCCGCAGCGGGCGCGTGGTGTTACCGGCTGACCGGTAATCCCACTGCTGCCCGGACTGTTACTACCACCATCTACGTCGCGCCAACGGACATCTATAGATAACCTCACATATACCGGGGCGGGCGACTAGCCCGCCCCGGAAAGGAATAGATACCATGATGGATTTAGCCAAAACCTTGACCCTGGGCGCGCAGTTGCAAGCGTATCTGGGTATGCCTACCGCGCCGTTATCGGAACTTACCAATGCGCTGCAAAACCTGCTAGATTCTTGGAATGGCAAAGCGCGCGTTACCGGGCGGTTGCGCCTGGATTTGCACGCCGCCGACGGCACGCTGCTGGACTCCCGCGACTTTCCCAACCTGGTGGTGAACGTCGGATTGGCCTACATCGCCGATCAACTTTCTGACCAGGGCGAAGTCGCCATGAGTCACATGGCAGTTGGCTCTGGGGCAGTCGCCGTTGACCCCGCCAACACCGCGCTGGGTTCGGAGTTGGGGCGCGTCGCCCTGACCAGTACCACCCAGAGCACCAACAGCGTGGTGTACCTGGCGACGTTTGGCGCGGGGACGGGCACGGGCGCGATCACCGAAGCGGGGATTTTCAACGATGTTACCGCCGGTACGATGCTCTGTCGGTCAGTGTTTGCCGTTATCAACAAAGCGGCCAGCGATAGCCTGACCGTCACCTGGACACTCACCATCACGGCGGTTTAAATGCCCGTTGACCCCTACGATACCAACCTCCAGGGGCTATGGCTGCTCACTGAGGCCAGCGGCACGCGCTATGACCAAACCGCCAACAACAACGATCTGACCGATTACAACACCGTCACCTCCAGCACCGATACCAAGCGCGGCGCACTGAGCGCGCAGTTTACCGCCGCGAACACCGAGTACCTGGAAATCACGGACGCGGCGCAGACGGGACTTGCCATCACCGGAAACATCACGCTGGCGTGTTGGGTCAAGCCGGCGACCTGGGTGGCTAGTCAGGTGTTACTCGAAAAATACAAAGCGGCCACCAACGAGCGCGGTTACATGCTGTGGCTGTACTACGATCTGGCTTTTGATACCATAATCCCTCAACTGAATCTAAGCGGCAACGGTACTAGCTATACGATAGTTAAGGGGGATTATATGGCGGGGGGCTGGAATCACGTCGTCGCTACATACGACGGTTCATACATGCGCATCTACCAAAACGGCGTGCTGGATTCTACCCCAGAGGCTTACTCAGCCGGTATCTATGACGGTACTGCCCCCTTCCGTATCGGCGCGCATGTAGACAATAGCTGGCCGCTGGACGCCCTCATGAGCGAAGCCGCGATCTGGTCGCGGGCGCTGAGCGCCACGGAAATCTGGCAAATTTACACCCATTCCATCCTCAGACATCGGAGGGACTAAATGCAACAGGCTACACTGATCAATCACATTCGGGCGACCTCGGCACAAATCCTGGCGCTCATTGAGCAAGCGCAAGCCCGCGCCGCTGCCCAAGCGCAGGAATGGACGAAACTAGGCGGTACGGACTTCCTAACTGATTTCGAATATACCGGGATGGACATCGGCGCGACCGAAGTCGCCAACGCGATGAACACGATTACCACGCTCATGCCCGACATCCTGGGCGCGCATGGCACAAACCTGTACAAGCTGAGGGACTAGCCCGTGAATGGCGTTTACCTGCGTAAATATGGCGTGGCGGCCACCATCGATTTCCAACTCTACACCCCCGACGGCGTGGATTTCAAATCCGACGCCGCGCACGCCGCCGGCGACACCAAAATTATGAAAGACGAAGCCGCCGAGGGTAACACCACCAACGGCTTCACCGATGAGGGGCAGGGGTACTCCATTGTGCTGACCGCCACGGAAATGCAGGCGGCGCGGGTGGTGGTGTACGTCGTGGATCAAACGTCGCCTAAAGCTTGGCTGGACATGGCGCTGACCATCGACACCTACGGCAACGCCTCGGCGCAGCACGAGTTCGATCTGGACACGGCCAATCAAATTACCTATGCCTACATGCTGGGAGTACGTGAATATGATTTGAATACAGCGGGCTACATCGATCTGGCCTGGCCGTATGGGACGGTATCTGATGATACGGTCACTACCAACACCTTCTATGCTGCCAATCTGTCCCCAGCCTACACAGTAAACGATCAAATCATCGGTTGCACAGTTCTGTTTTTTTCCCCATTCCGTAGTCGGTGCGTAGTGGATTACGTAGCAGCTACTGGATTGGTAACGGTATATCCGCCATTCGACGTCTCGGATTTGCCCGTCATAGATGAAGCATTCACTCTGTTGCCCTGGGGCATGGCTCACGGATTCAACACCAACACCGCCACGATCACGGCGGGCGCGATCACAGCGGCCGCAATTGCAACCGGGGCGATTGATGCTGACGCCATCGCCGACAATGCCATAGACGCCGGGGCAATTGCGACCGGCGCGATCACGAATGCCAAGTTTGCCGCCGGCGCCATAGACGCGGCGGCAATTGCGGATAACGCCATAGACGCCGGGGCGATTGCCGCAGACGCCATCACTGCTGCTAAAATTGCAGCGGGCGCTATAGATGCGGCGACGTTTGCGGCGGGCGCAATCGACGCTACGGCGATAGCGGCCGGCGCAATTGACGCCGCTACCCTGGCCGCCGATATGGACACCTACCAGGCCAAAGTTTGGCTCATAGATGACAACGCTGCCGGGACGCCGACAGATCGCTATGTCGTGGCGTGGTACAAGAATTCCCAACCGATCACCGCCGGGATTACCACGCCGCTGATTCAGGTAATCAAAGCCGCCGACGGCAGCGACCTGATTGGTTCAGCAGCTATGACCCAGATAGCCGCCACCGGCCTCTATCGGTATGACGCCACGACGACCGCCCGCATCACTGACGGCGCAGTTTATTTTGCACTGTGCACGGCGACTATCGGCGGCGGCGCGCGTGTGTGGTATCAACCCATCGGGAGGGATAGCCACTAATGGCAGATATCCGGCTGCGGCGCGCAGGTTATAGCCTGTTTGATGACGAGGAACTGATTGCCAGTCGCAACCTCACGCTCAGTCTGTTGGACTATGGCTACCTGACCGAGGCCAGCGCCAAAGCTGGGAGCAAGCCACTGGCAGCCGGAGCGCAGCTTGCCGACGCGCGCATCATGCGTCCCTACCTGGTACAGACGGCGGGCGCGCAGGTCGCCGACGTTGGCACACGGGCTGGCGGTAAGTCCCTGACCGCCGGGGCGCAAGTCGCCGATGTCTTTGATCCGGTAACGCAATGGATACGGGCCTTCACAGCCGGGGCGCAAGTCGCCGAATCCCGCGCCATGCATCCATCCAGACCAGATGCGGCGGGGGCGCAGGTCGCCGACACCCGCAACAGCGCGGTGGGCAAGGCCAACGCCGACGGCGCGCAGGCCGCCGAGGTTTTTGATCGGGTGGTGACGTGGTATCGGGACTTCACGGCGGGCGCGGCAGTTGGCGAAAGCGCGCTGTTAGTCATGGCTTTCGTACGGGCCTTCACGGCCGGCGCGCAGATGGCGGACGCCCGGGTGTTGCAGATCGGCAAGAACCTGGTAGATTTTACGCCGCTTCTCGAAACCTATGCCCGTGATCTGCAACGCGCACTGGCGGCGGGGGCGGCGGGAAACGCGCTGGCGGCGCTGCATCCTCATAAGCCGTTGAGCGCCGGGGCGCAGTTCTCGGACGTGGCGCTGCCGGGCTTTGCTTTGTGGCTGGCGGAAAACTTGCCCGTGACGATGTTGCAAGCATTGGTCATCGGCAAGCCGCTGAGCGATCTGGCTGAGGCGCTGGCGGATTATGCGGCGTCCATCATTCAGGCGGTGGGAGATGGCGCGCAGGTGGCCGCATCCCCGGCGCTCTGGCCTAACAAATCGCTGACGTTGGGCGCGCAGTTCACCGACACGGTGCGCCCAAGTTTTGCACTGTGGCTGGCGGAAGTACTGCAAGTCCCGGAGGTCATGACCCGCGCCGCGCAGCAAGTGCTGGCGGCGGGCGTGGCAGCCGGAGAGGGCATGAGCAAGGCGGTGGATATGCCCATCACCGACGGCGCGCAGAGCCTGGCGCAGTTGGCTAACGCGCTGGGCAAGCCCTTGACAGCGGGGGCGCAGGTGACGGATAGTCTACTGCTGAGTTGGGCGCTGTGGCTGTTGGAGGCGCTCCAAGTCACAGACAACGCGCCGCTGACGGTAGGCAAAGGCTTGACTGAATTACTCGCGTTATGGGAAACTTACACCCGGCTGATCGGCAAAGTTCCATCTGACGGCGCGCTGGCTTCCGAAGCGCACGCGAGCGCCACCCGCCGCGCCTTTGCCGACGGCGCGCAGGTGGCGGATTTGCTGCAAATCCTGCGCTCCCTGTCCCTGACCGATGGGGTGCAGTCCGGAGAAAGCGTCAGTGCGCCTTATGTGGTACTGGATAACTTCAACCGGGCTGATGAGGTGATCACTGCTTCTCCCAACTGGGCGCATCTGGACGCCTACTGCACCATCTACCCGGATGACGTCTGGGTCAAAACCAACGCCGCGCAGCCGTTCGATCTGAATAGCACCAACGACGTGTACTGGACGCCCGGCCTCGGCACGCCCGCGCACGAGTGCGGCCTGGTGTTCCTGAGCGGGGATCAATGGTTGTCTACCGTCACGACGCTGTGGGCGCGGGTGGCGCAACCGGGACTAGTGAGTCTGACGGGGTATCAACTGTATGTGTATTTTACCGAGAATCCGCTGCTCCCAGAGGAAGTCGCCGTGCAGGTTTACCGGTATGACGACTGCGGCACTTGGACCAACATCGGGCAGACGCTGACGAGCCAACTACCGGGCGACGCCTGGCGTTTCCGGGCGGATGGCGCGGCCTTCACCGCCTACCGCAACGGCGCGGCAGTGCTGACCGTCACCGACGCCACGTATGCCGCCGGGGACTACATTGGGCTGGGGGTGTATGGGACTAATACCCGCGTCGATGATTTCGGCGGGGCGGGGTTGGTCAGTACCGGGCGCATCATGCACGTTTTCAAGGTGCTGCTGGAGGTACTGGACATCCCAGACGCGCTGGCGTTGGCGCTGGCGGCCTTCATCACGGATAACGTGGCGGTGGCGGATATTTTTGGCCTGGCGCGCTCCCTGCTGTTGGCGGACGGTGTCCAGGTGGGCGACGTGTTCGCCGGCGTCGTGCTGCTCCTGCTGACCCTGGTAGCGCGCTCCACCGCCCTGACCCTGGAAGCGCGGGCGACGGCGCTGGAATTGTATACCCGCCTGTTGGCGCTTGACTTACCGGAGATGCGCAACCGATGACCAAAACCCGCGAGATCGTCGAAAGCCCGCTGCCGCAGGGGGCGGATGAGCAAATCGTTTACGGCCTGGACGTGACGAACTGGGGCAGCGCGCCCACGTCTACCACCGCCAAAATTTACCAGGTGGCGGATAACGGCACGCTTACCGACGTGACGACTACCAACATGACCGGCAGCACGGCGGTACTCGGCAATGTCATCACGCTGCCCAAAATCAAAAGCCTACTCAGCGGGTATCAATATCGGGTAGAAGTCAAGTTCACCATCGGGGTGAACATTTTTGAAGCCTATCTGATTATCGAGGCGGAGACGTAACTATGGCCTACTGTACTGTGGAAGATGTTGAGCAGCTCATGCAGGTGGTCATCAAACAGGCGGGGACGCCTGACCGAGCAGCGGCGCTGGAAATCGTGGAGGACACCGCCGCCGAGCTAGACGGGATCGCGCAGGCTGCCGGGTACGAGGTGCCCGTTACCGGCACGCAAGCCGTGGCGCTGATGAAACGCTATAACCGCATGTGCGCGGCGGTCGCCGTGTGGCACGCGGGGTTCGTCTCAGACAATGCCCCGGCGCGGGTGGAGTATTGGAATGAGCAATGCGAAGGCTTCAAAACCCGGTTACGCAAGGGAGAGCAAGAACTCCCTGGCCTCGAACCGCTTTCTGACATCGATCCAGCTTTCGGCATTTCAACGTTCCCCAACCGGGATCGCTATTGGACGACGCGCGTTGAGGATGAGACCTACTAATGGCAAACGTAATTCTGGCGACGTTCTATGTTCCGGGCGGCAACGTCATCATGTCGTCAACTGACGGCGCGGCAAAAATGGCGAAATTGCTGGATTTGCGGCGCACGCAAATTGAGAATATGACGCCGGTATACAACCGGTTTGGCGACTACCTGGTGAAATTCCATATCCCGTATCAGTACGAAATGCAAGGGCGTCCCTACAAATGGCGCAAACTATCTAAGAAATATGCCGCATACAAAAAGCGCGTGCGCCCCGGTGCGCCCATCCTGGTTTTTAACGGTACGATGCGGGCGGGCTTTGGCTACGAGGTGCGCGGTCAGGGCGATTTGTGGATTAGCAATACCCAAGACTATGCGCGCTATCACCAGACCGGCACGGAAAAGATGCCCGCCCGCAAATGGCTACAATTGACCGATCCGGATTACGACCAACTGCATAAATTCGCCCGCGAGCACATCATGAGGGAATATGGAGCGCCACAATGAGCGATATCACCGATAACCTGTTCACCATCCAAGCCGAGAAATACCTGGTGGAGCGGCTGGCGGCGCTGGACACTCTGACCGATATCAAGGCGTTCATCCTGGGGGCGGTCACGGAGGCCGAGGTGCCGATGGACCTGACCCCCTACTGTGAAATCTTCATTGAATCTGAGGACGAGCAGCGCGGGATGTTGGCGCGGGATGAATCGG